TTCATTAAGTTGTCTGATCTGGTATTCATTAAGTTGTCTGATCTGGTATTCATTAAGTTGTCTGATCTGGTATTCATTAAGTTGTCTGATCTGGTATTCATTAAGTTGTCTGATCTGGTATTCATTAAGTTGTCTGATCTGGTATTCATTAGGTTGTCTGATCTGGTATATATTCTTTTGTCTGATCTGTTGTTTATTCGGTTGTCTGATATTGTATTAGTTATTGTATATTTTTGTATATTTGTTCTTTTATCCTTTTCTATATTTATTTTTGATAAAGAACAACAATCCACTAAATTGCTATCATTATAATCATCCCAAGAAGCATACATTCTACCTACATAAACCATAATATATACAAATAGATTTTTATTATTTATTTATTCATTTTTTTTCTCGTTTTAATTATATGGAAAAAATATCTTGGGTTAATACAAAAAATCTTAATATACAAAAAATAAATATCAAAATCAATGATTGTATTGAAACAAAACACTTTACAAATAATGGGAAAAACGTAGTTCAACTTAATAAAAAAATACATAAAATTTTTAATATTGACGATACTAAATCAGTATTATTAACATGTAATGGTGCTATGGGAATAAATGCTTTAATAGGAGGCTTAAATATTTATTATAATAAACAATTAAAATGGGCAGTACAATCATTTACTTTTCCATGTAGTTGTCAAGGACCATTAAAGAATAGTTTAATATTAGATATTGATGAAAACATGGGACCAAATATTGATAAACTATATGAACATATTAATGATTATGATGGTATTTTAATAACAAATTGTTTTGGATGTTCTACAAATATTGAACTATATGAAAACTTTTGTAAAAACAATAATAAACTTTTATTATTTGATAACGCAGCTGCTTCATATACAATATATAAAAATAAAAATCATTTAAATTATGGCAATGGTTGTATGGTTTCATTACACCACACTAAACCAATTGGTTTTGGTGAAGGTGGTTTTATTATTTTTGATAATAAATATTTAGAATCTATGGAAAAATCAATATGTTTTGGATTTTCTCAAAATGATAGATTGTTATTTGATAAAAATGCATCAAATTATAAAATGTCTGAAATATCTGCAATTTTTATTGATGATTATTTAAATAATTTTGAAAAAATATATGAACATCATAAAAAAATAATTAGTTATTTTATTGAAAAAATTAGAGAAAAAAATTTAGAAAATAAAACTTCATTATATAAATCATTTTCTAATTACAAAGATTCATTATTAGCAACTATACCTATAATTTTTAATAAAGAAGTTAATATAAATAAATTTATTGAAAATAATATTGAAGCTAAAAAATATTATTATCCATTAGATCATAACTGTAAAATGTCAGTTGATATATTTAATAGAATTATTTGTTTACCATTAAATTGTGACATAAATTACGATATAATTAATAAATATATCAATATTATATTAGAGTTAAATAATTCTTAATAAAATTTATTGATTTTATTATTTTTTATTTTTACCAAAATAAAATATTAAATCTAAATAATTATAATGCTAATCACTAAACTATTATTGTTTTTATTTATTTTTATTGGTATATATTATATTATTACATATTCAATAACATGTTTTTCAAATGTTACTGAAGATTTACCAAATATAAAATTTGCAATTGTTATTCCAACATTCTATCGAAATAATGGTAAAACAATACCATATTTAAAAAGATCTATTGAATCAATAATTTCTCAAGAACATAAATATTGGGATATTATTTTAGTTGGTGATAAATTTGAACCTGAACATATATTATTAGATTTTATTAATGAATATAATAATAAACTTCCAAAAAATAATAAAATAATATACATAAACAATCCTAATGTTGAAAGAGATTATATAAAAAATAAAGATAAACTTTGGTTATGTGCTGGTGCCACTAGTGTTAATATGGGACTTAAATATTGTAGAGAAAATAATTATAAATACTATTGTCATCTCGATGATGATGATTATTGGTCACCAAAACATTTACTTTATTTAGCTAAAATATATTCTAAATATCCAAATTGTATTTTTGCAAATACACAATCAACATATTTACATTTTGCATTACCACAAGAAATAATGGAAATTTATGAAAATAATAGACTACCAATTTCAAAAAAGACAGTACATTCATCTATTTCTTTTAGAACTGATATTATTCCTTTTTATTATGATACATCCTTAACAGAAAATGGTATTGATGAACCATCTGATTTATTACTATTAGATAAAATTAAAAACTTTATAATTAATAATAAAAAGTATTCATCAATTTATATACCGAGTCTTACATGTTATCATGATGTTGAAGGTGAGTTAAAGTAACATTTTATCAATAAAATCAAATCTTTTAACTAATAAATTATTATAATTAAATAGGTCAAAAACATTATTTTGTAATTCCTCTACTAATTTATTATAAAAAGTTCTATTATCATATAATAATTTTATTTTATTTACAATATCTTCTATTTTATCTTTTGATATAATAATAAAATCATTAAAATTAAAATTATTTAATTTATTTACATTAAAAGTATCTGTTGTTAATAAAAGACAACCATTTAATATTGATTCTATACCTAAAGGAAACCCATCAATAGCTTGACCTGTAGTTAAATTAATTAATATATCAACATTATTGAAATAATAATCATCTAAAATATCTTGACTCATTGGTAATATGCTAATTATATCATTTTTTAAATCAAAATATCCTATTGAAATAAACTTAACAAGATTATTAGGAAACTTTTGTTTATAAAGTTTTACTATTTTAATATATTCTTGACTGCCTTTTAACACATGATTACCCATAGATGTAAAACATATAGTTAATTCTTTTTTAATACTCTTTTTTACTCTATTTTTTTCATTTTTACAATAAAATGGTCCACCAAATAAATCAATTTTATTTTTTCTAGTTATATATTTTGAAATAAAATATTGTGTTGTTATTATATTTACATCTTTATGAATATTTTTCTCTAAAGTTGATAAAGATTTTATATCAGTTCCTCCACCTGGATATAAATGTATAAATTGTTTTTTATAAGGATAATTTAATATTTTATTAAAATCAGTATAATTCATTAAAAAAATATGATAAATAAAATCATAATTATTTACATTAAATACTTCATTTGTAAATTTTTTTTTTCTAAATAAATAATCAGCTTTTAATAAATTATTATATTTTGTACCATCAAAATTATTGTTAAATTTATTTAAATTATTATAACATGGATTAAAAATTAAAATATCGTATTCTAATAATTTAAATTTATCTTTTAATTCTTCATAATCAAATGTAAAAGTGTTATATCCAAAATTATTAATTTTTTTTATAACTAATACATCAGTATCATACTTATTCATAAAAGAAAAAATTTCTACTAATCTCCATTTTGAAAATTTTGTAGGAAATAATATATCTGTAATTAAACATCTTTTCTTTTGTTCATTATTTTCATAATTTTCAATTTTAAATAATAAAATAAAAGATAAAAATGATATTAATAATATAATATTGATTATTTGCATTATAATAAATTAGAATATATATAAAAAATAAACATTATTAAAAATATATATGAATAGTTATTATAGTGAAGAAGAACTTCAAAATTTAAATTTTAAAAGTATAGGTAATAACAATAAAATTTCAAGAAATACAAAATTTTATAATACTAAAAATATTACTATTGGAAATAATTGTAGAATTGATGATAATTGTATAATTTCATCAAGTAATAAAGGAATAATATTTGGTGATTTTGTACATTTATCAAATAATGTTAGTATTTCAGGTAATGCTCTTATAAAATTAGAAGATTTTTCTGGTTTATCATCAAAAGTATCCATTTTTGGATCAACAGATGATTATTCTGGTAAATCAATGACTAATCCGTGTGTAGGGTCTTTTAATGAATGTTGTACAAACATAACAAATGGTGATATTATTATTGGAAAACATGCTATAGTTGGTTGTAATTCTGTTATTTTACCAGGTTGTTCTATTGCATCAGGAGTAAGCATTGGTGCATTATCATTAGTTAATAGAAAAATAACAAAAATAGGTATTTATCAAGGTAATCCAATAGAATATATTAAGGATAAAGATGATAATTATTTAAAATTAGAAGAAAAGTATTTTAGTAAATATTATAATAAAACTACTAACACAATAATTAATGATAAAAATGAAACAAAAACTAATAAAAACGAAATTTTAACAAAAATTAATAATTTGTTAAATATTGATATTACCACTAAAAACAATGAAAAAATATTAAATATTGGTGTTGATTCATTAACGTTTATACAATTACAAAATATTATAAATAAAAATTATAATATTACTATTGATTACAATTGTACTATAAATGATATTTTAGAAATATGTGATACCAAAAATAAAAGTACCAATTCAAAATTAGTTAATGAAATCAATGAATCAAAATTAGTTAATGAAATCAATGAATCAAAATTAGTTAATCAAGTAAACGATTCAAACTCATCTATTACAATAATAGGTTTAGGACATAAATTATCATCAAAAGAGATTAAAAATGATTTTTATGAAAAAATTGTTGATACAAATCATGAATGGATTAAACAAAGAACAGGAATAGAACGCAAATTTATTTTAGATGAAAATGAAACACTTGAAGAAATTATAATTGATTCATCTTTAAAAGCTATACAATCTGCAAATATAAAATCTACAGAAATTGATTTACTTATTTTAGCTTCATCTACACCAGAAGATTTATTTGGAGATGCTAGTAAAATAGCTTATAAAATTGGAGCAACTAATGCATTTGCATTTGATATTAGAAATGCATGTAATGGATTTATAACTAGTATGATAACAGCTGAAAATTTTTTAAAAGATGAAAAAAAATATAAGGTTGCACTAGTTATTGGAGCAGATTGTTTATCAAGATATGTTGATTGGAATGATAGAAAAAGTAATATTTTATTCGGAGATGGTGCAGGTTGTGTAATTTTAAAAAAAAGTCAAGGAAAAAATAATGGTATATTGGATAACTTATTAAAAACTGATGGAGAATATAATTCTATATTAAACATATATTCTAAAACAGAAAAATCAACAATTAATGATATTAATCTACTTAATAATAATTATAATAAATTAACATTAGATGGAATTGGAGTATTTAATTTTGTTATAAATTTTATGCCTGATAGTATTGAAAAATTTTTATCTTCAAATAATATTAATAAAAATCAAATTAAATATTTTGTATTACACCAAGCAAATATTAGAATTATAGAAGAAATATCAAATAAACTAAATGTTAATAAAGAAAAATTTGTTTATAATATTGATAAAGTAGGAAATACTTCTGCTGCATCTATACCAATATTATTAGATGATTTATATAACAATAATAAATTAGAAAAAGATGATTTATTATTAATATCTAGTTTTGGTGCCGGAATGAGTGCAGGAATGATACTTTTCAAATGGTCAATGGAAAAAAAGAACTTAAATAATAAAGTAGCATTAGTAACTGGAGGAACTAAAGGAATAGGTAAAGAACTAGCAATTAAATTAAAAAATAAAGGATATATAACAATTGTATGTTCAAGAAATAACAATAATAATTTACAAGATATAGAACATTATAAAGCTGATATTTCAAAACTTGATGACATTAAAAATTTATATGAATTTATTTATAAAAAATATGGAAGATTAGATATTCTTATAAATAATGCAGGTGTTGAAGGTCCTGAAAATCCATTCACGATTACTGATATTGAAGATATTCAAAATTGTATTAATATAAATTTAATGGGAACTATATTACTTACTAAAAATATGATAAACCTATTAAAAGATAGTAAAGGAATTATTATTAATATCTCTTCAATAGCAGCTGGGGATAATATTTCAAATTGTTTTAAAAGAACTATATATTCTATGACAAAAAGTGCTATTGGAACATTTACAAGGGGGATTGCAGGTGAATTAAAGAATATTTGTAATGTTTATTCAATTAATCCTCCATTTGTTGATACTGATTTATTAGATAGAGTAGTTAATAAATATAATATTAATAAAGAAATGATTAATAGTAATGGAACAATTAAAAATTGTAATAAACTAATAAAACCAAATGATATTTCAAATATTGTTTCTTTACTTATAGATGGTAAAACTAGATATAGAAGTGGTGATGAAATATTAATACTTGATAGTAATAAAACTAGTTATATGAAATATTTGTATGAAAAAATGGATGATAGAGATAATAATAAATTTGAAATAAATGATATTGAAAATCATCCAATTTATAATTTATGCTTTTTCCAAGGACAAGGGTTAGAAATTAATATTGATATTGATTTAATCAAACAATATATTGAATTAAATAATTATGATAAATTAATTATAAAAATAACAAAATATAGTTTTAATGAAATATTAGATTTGAACAATAAAGAACCAATAAATACTCATTATCAACAATTAATTATATTTATAGCTTCATATATTTTATTTTGTATTCAAAAATATTATGAACCTTTATTTTTTAAAAACATTGGTTATATGGCTGGATATAGTTTAGGTGAAATCACTGCTTTAGTATGTTCTGAAAAAATTTCATTTGAAGATGGTTTAAAATTGGTTTATACAAGAGGATTTTATATGCATTTAATTTCAATAAAATCAAAAACTACAATGATAACAGTTAAAGGTTTAAGTGTAAATGATATTAAAAATAAATTATCGCCAAATATATTTTTATGCATAAATATAAATAAAAATATAAATATAATAGGAGGAGATAAAGGAGAATTAGAAATTTTTAAAGAAAAAAATGCAAATATATTAGTTAATGATTTATTAGTTGAAGGTTCATATCATACACCTTATTATAAAGAAGTTGCAGATGAACTATACATTGTATTAAATAATATTAAATATACAGAAACAAATATAAAAGTATACAGTAATTTTAATTCAATAATTTATAATAAGGATAATTATAAAGAGTTGATTAAAAAACAAGTATATAATACTGTTGATTGGTTTAATACAAATAATTTATTAAAAATGGAAGATATTGGTGATATTAAAGAAATAAATATTTCAAACAATTATCTATTAAAACAATTTAATTCATTTTAGTAAGAACAATTTAATTCATTTTATAAGAACAATTTAATTCATTTTATAAGAACAATTTAATTCATTTTATAAGAACAATATAATTCATTTTAACAAGAACAATTTTTATAATATACTGGATATGGTACTACATCTTTTATTGATTCCATGCCTGTAAATAACATACACAATCTATCCAATCCTAATCCAAAACCACCGTGAGGAACTGTTCCAAATTTTCTTAAATCTAGATAAAATTCTAATGGTTTAGGATCAACACCTTTAATTTTCATCATATTTAATAATTTATCCAAGTTTTCTTCACGCATTGATCCACCAATTAATTCACCTACTTTATGCGGCATTATTAGATCAAAATTTGAACAAGTTATTCCATCTTCATTTTGTTTCATATAAAAACTTTTAATAGATATTGGCCAATTTGTTACAAATACTGGATTATTGTTAAAATATTCTGTTAAATGATTTTCACATTCACTTGATAAATCTTCACCATATGCTATTTTTATATTTTCACTTTTATTTATAATTTCTATTGCATCTTTATAATCTAATCTTATAAACATACTATTAATTATTGCATTTATTTTTTCAATAATACCCTTTGATACAAACCCATCTAAACTTTTTAAATCATCAATATTATTTTCCAATAAATAATTACCAATAAATTTTATATATTTTTCACCAATATCCATTAAATCTTTTAGATTTATGAAACAATTTTCTATTTCCAAATGTGTAAATTCTGATAAATGTTTATTTGTACTTGAATGTTCACTTCTAAATGATTTATTTGTTGTATAAACTGCGCCTAAGGAACAACTTAATGCCTCTAGTTGTAATTGTGATGATACTGTTAAATATACAGGTTTTTCAAAATGATCAGCTGACCAATCATATTTATTTGTATCTTTAATCTTTTCTAATTTTGTTAAATCAGAAATATCTTTTTCAGTTACTTGAAATACTCCTGCGCCACCTTCACATTCATTTACAGTCATTATATTTGGATCCAAATGTAAGTAATTATTTTCTTTAAAAAATAAATGTGTAGCAAACGATATTGCACTTTTAATTCTAAAAACTGAACCATAAGTTATTGTTCTAGATCTTAAATGTGGATAGGTTCTTAGATATGTTAATGGTAATTTACCCTTAGATAATGGATAATCATCAGGTTCAGCATAACCTAATATTTTTAACTCTTCAACTTGTAATTCATATTTTTGACCTTTAGCTGGAGAATCTACCAAATTTCCTAATACTTTTATTGAAGTTCCTGTTGTTATATTATAACAGTTTATCTTATTATTATCAATAACTAACTGTAAACCATTTGATTCACTACCATCACTTATTTTGATAAAAGAGAAATCTTTTTGTGATCTCATTGTTAATACCCAACCACTTACTTCAATATTTTCTGAAACTGATAATAAATTTTTAATTAGCATTAATTATTTAGAATGATATGTTTTTAAATTAGTTAATTAAGTGAATATATTTTATTTTTAAATTTATATTCTTGAAAATGCATTTTTAATATTATTCTTTCTCACTATATTGAGTGGATTCAATAATTGAAAAATTTATTCCATTATATCTATTTCTTTTTTACTAATGAAGTAAAATATGATGTAATTAATTTTATAGAAAATAAAATTTAATATTGGATAAAAATATTTTGATTTAAAAGAAAATATTCAATTATAAATAATGTTTTTAATTGATAAATATCAAAATATTTCAAATGATTATATTTCTAAAAATCAAATGATCGAAAAAATATTAAACTGTTTTAATACACATAATAATATGTATAGAAATATTGATGAAATTATTAATAAGCCTCCAGATGAATTTATTAAAACCATTGAAGAACTTGAAAAAGGAACCTGGAAATATGCAAATTTTCAACATTTAATTATTTATGGTTCTTTAACAACAAATAAAGAATTTTTAGTTAATTTATTATTAGAAAAAATATATGGTAAAAGTGGTATTGAATTAAAAGAAGTTGATTATACAATTAATGGCTATGGAAATACCAAAACAAAAGTTTCAATTAAACAGAGTAAGTATCATATTATTATTGAACCTAATTCAAATGGCTTTGATAAATATTTAATACAAGAAATCATCCAAGATTATGCTAAAACAGAATTACTAAATATTTTAAAATATAAAAAATTATTTAAAGTTGTTGTAATTAACAAATTAGATAATTTATCATACTATGCTCAGGCTTCATTAAGAAGAACTATGGAAAAATATTCTGATAGTTGTAAATTTATTTTTATTTGTGATCAACTTTCAAAAATTATTGAACCAATAAGAAGTAGATGCATATTATTTAGAACTTCATTACCAACAAAAGAACAAATTTTTGAAACTGTATTACAAATTGTTGAAAAAGATAAAATTAATGTTAGTCTTGAAGATTATAATGAAATTATTAATTATTCTCAAAATAAAATTAATAATGCAATATGGTTATTAGAACTTAAAAAACATGATATTAATTATTCAGATAATTGGAATATATTAATTTATAATATTGTTTCTATGATATTGAATAAAAAAAATTATAATAATAAAAAATTTTTTTCGGTTATTAAAAAAATTAGAGAACTATTTTATGATTTGTTTATTACAAATATTCCCACACAAACAATAATAAGACTTATAATGATTAATTTACTTAAAAATGTTGATGATCTAAAACTTAAAATTAATATAACTGAAATTACTTCTATATTTGAACTTAGATTATCACAAGGAACTAGACATATTATTCATTTAGAAGCATATATTATTAGATTATTTTATCTATTTAATATGCACCTTAATGGAATTGATTATAAATATAACTTAGATCAAATAGAAATTTAATTAATTATTAAAAATTTATAAAAAAAAAAAAAATAAAGTTTAAACTAAGTTTAAACTTTTTTTAAAATCATATAAGGATATAATTTCTAATATACTATATAAACTTTTTATTTATTTATGGAATTTAGATGTAATAATTGTAATAAAAATTATCGTTCCTATCAAAGCTTATGGAACCACAACAAGAAATTTCATAAAGATGTTTGTAAAGGTACTGTAAATAATAGCGTAAATAATAGCGTAAATGTAAGTAAAGGGTGCGTAAAGGGTGTAAACAAATCACAGGAACTAATAAATAAATATATTTGTAAAGATTGTAATAAAAGTTTTTCTTGTAGACAATCAAAATATGAACATAAAAAAAAATATTGTAAAAAGGATTTAATAGTTTTAGAGAATACAGTTGTACCAATTACTACTATAAATAATAATAATATAAATAATGGTACAATAAATAATAATACAATAAATAATAATCATATAACTATAAATCAATTGGGTAAAGAGTCAGTAGATTGTTTACCAATAAATGATATACTAAAAATATTATCTGATGGAAATAATATGCCAATAACATGTATAAAAAAATTAAATTTTAACAAAGATATTCCAGAAAATCATTCTTTTTGTACAACAACACTTGAAGGGAAACATCAAAATAATTTGTAAAAATTATTTTGAGATTATCTTATAAAAATTCTTTTTTATAATGAAAACATTTCACAAGAATAAATCATAAAACACAAAAACCTGAAGTTTCTGAATTTAATTCAGAAATTAGTGCTAAATCAGGATTTAATCCTGATTTACCTGAAAAAATAAATAAAGTAGATTTTATTAATGAGGTATTAGATAGTTCATTTATAAAAAATTTTAAAATTTTTTGTTAAAAGTAAGTTATAAATTTTTTTAAAAATTTAAAACGTTCATTAAGATTTTTAAATAATATATCATTAATGGTTGAATTTGATGAGTCATTTCGTGATAAAATACCGTTAGATTATCAAAATAAAATTAAAGATATTGTGAATAATCAACATAAATTTATAGATGCAAAAAATAAAAAAGCCTTTTTTAATTGTATTAATGACATGAGCTACAATTTTAAAGATTTGATTTTAGAAACGTGGAAATTAATTCAACCAAATGAAATCTATATAATTGATGATAATGAACCACCATTAATTGATGAAAATTTTAATTATATGTCAAGTGATGATGAAAATTAATTTCGTAAATAATAAATTAACGAAATAATATTTTCTAAATTTTTTATATGAGTATAAATTTAGATGAAAAAATTAATTTAATCCATGAATTTATTTATAATAATTTAAATAATTGTTATGATATTGATAATATTAATATTGATAAAATTAAATTAGATGACATTAAAATACATTATGGAAATATTCAAAAAAAAATATACAATCAAATCATATCATCAGGTAAAATACAATTTAGTTTTGAAAGCCATAATAACTTATATTATAATGTATTTACTGATGGATTTCCTTATTTAGTAAAGTTATCTTCAACTTCTATTGATAAATCAAATAATGATGCTTTAATATCTTATATATTAAGTGAATTAGTTTTAAAACAAAAATTAAATATATTACTTCCTATTTTAAATATTGATATAAAAATTAATGATCTAAGTAAATTTTTAAAAGTTAAATCAAATAATTTTTTTGAAAAAAATAAAAAAAAAATAATTCAATTAAAAATTAGAGAAAATTTTAATAATCATCATCAAAGTAAAAAATATAACATTAATTGGAAAGTATTTTTATTTTTGATAATATATACACAAATACAAATTAAAAAATCATTTAATGAATTTAAACATAATAATTTGATTTTAGATAATATATTAATTGAAGAAAGACCACATAATACAATTTATGAAATTAATGGTATTACATATATTTTACCTGTTAATGATTTTACACCAAAAATAACTAATTTTGAAAATAGTTTTATTTCAAGTAAAATTAATAAAAATATTAATCAAAATATAGTTTTGGAAGAAATAACTGATAACGATGAAGATTATGATAGCGAAATAGTTGTTGAAAATAAAGATTTAGATGATAATATTATTGAGCCAATAATTAATAAAAAAGAAGATGATATGATTGTTTTATGTAAAGATATATTAAAGTTAAATAATAATTTAAATTTAGAAACAAAAAAATTTCTGAATAAAGTTATAGAGTTAAATAATATGAATTATGATAGATTATTAAATGATGAATATTTTGATGAATTTAAAGAAGTACCAAAGAGTAATATAAAAATTAAAAGTAAATTACAAGATAATAAAGATAAAATGTTAGGTAATCAAAAACATTTAGTTGATAATAATGTATATGCATCAAGAAGAAAAATTAAAATAGAAACAGAATCAGAATTAAATAATATTAAATCAGATGTAAATAATATTGTATCAGAAAAAAGAACTATTATATCAGAAAAAAGAACTATTACATCAGAAAAAAGACCTATTAAAACTGATGAAAATAATATAAGAAAAATAAAAAAAGATTTAGTAGGTGGATTTGATAAAACAATAAAGCCTCCTTATAAATCAGAAAAAAATACACCATTTCTTACAAATGATGAAAGATCTACATTTAAAAAAAGATCAGCAGAAAATCCGCCAAGAGAACCTCCAATATTAATGGAACAAACAATATATGATACATCAAAAAGTAAACCACCTGCACCACAAGTTCCTCCAGCATATATACCAGTTTATGATGAAGTTGGTAGTGCTGTTGCAACAATACCATCATTTAATAATTTAACTGTACCAAATCCAGCTTATAATCAACCATTTCAAAAAATATATAATATATCAATGTCTAATCCAATTTCAAACTATACATCAATAAATAGAGTTTTTGAAGATGTTATACCAGGTGATCCAAGATCTTTAAGTTTTAATACAATTTTTGAAAGAATACAATTAAAAAATTTTATGAGAAATATTATTTTAGATCATCACGATGGTGAAGAAATGTGTATTAATGGTGGTAAAAATTCAATATTATCATACATAAAATTGATGGAAATTAATCCATATTCTTTAAAACTTAATCCTTTTGAAGATTTAGCTCATAATTTTTTATTATTTAGAGCTGGATATCCAATTAGATATGATTCACAAAAAAATAATTTAGAATTAGCAAAAGAATCAGTTGGATTAAATATTAGATTATATAATATGTCTATTGGTGAAGTTAGAGCAGAAATAATTAACAAAAATATTAATAAATTTGATTTTGATTTATGGAGAGAAATTGAATATTACAGATTAATACGTGATGAAATTTTATTAAAAAATGTATCACCTAATTTTGCTAGTATGATATTATATAAAATTGATTCAAAATCTAATATTGATTGGAAACAATTATCAGTTGGTAAAACTACAATAAATTATAGCAATTCATATAAAATAAATGAATTACATGATTTAAAAGAATTAAATAAATTATTACAACAATCTAGATTAAAACCAAAAGGACCTGTTAATTTATTCTGGATAAATATTATTAATGATATTAAAAATAATTTTTGGCTTGATATAGAAGTTAACTTTAAAAATAATAATGATTATAATTTAAAATGGATTGATCCAACAAAAATAGATTTTCAAGATTTTATAAATAAAAATAAAATTACCAAATTTCCAACTATATTAATTGAATATAATACTAGATTTATTAAATATGAAGGTGAAAGAAATTTACATGATTTTCTAAATTATTTAAATTATGAAATATTAAATACAAATAAATTAGATTTAACAATTACAGCTGGTAGAACTTTAATATTAATGACTGAAGCACCAAATACTAATTTAATTAAATGGGCATCACCAATATATGAAGGTCATGGTTCACAAGTTCAAATGAAAGCTACTGGTTATAGAAGTAATGAAGTTTGGAAATCAGTAATATTTCAAATATTACATATTTTGGCTGTATTACAAGAAAAAGAGATATATTTTAGGGAATTAAGTTTAGAAAATAATTTTTTTATAAAAGATTTATTTTATGATCAAGCTAATCCTAAATATTGGATATATAATATTGATGGAGTTGATTTTTATGTTCCAAATTATGGTTATTTAGTTATTTTTGATTCTAACTATTCTGATATAAAATCACTAGTTGATATTGATTTATCTAAAAGAGAATTTAAAATATGTTCTAATAAATTATTCAAAGATAATAATGGATCATTTAATATTCAAACTTTAACATTTATAAATCAAATGAGAGAAATATTAAATCAATCTAACTTTACAAATAAATTAAGAGTATTAGGTGCACATCCTGTTGATACAGAGATATTAAATTTAATTGAAAATATATTTGTTAATCTAAAAACTCAAATAAAAGACTTATTTATAATAAACTTTAAAGAATATTTACATAATAAAATTGGAAACTTATTAATGATAACAGAAAAAGACTTGATTAATTCTAATTTTAGACCAATAAATATAAAAGGAAAATTAATAGTATGGAGAGAAAGATATGAACAATATAAATGGGTAATTTATAAAGAAAAAGATGAAACATCCGCAAATAAACACATAATAATTACTAAAGAAAATAATAAATATATTGATATATCAGTACATCAAAATACATTATTAGGATATCCACCAAATGAAAAAATAAGTTTAAATAATATTACAGATCAATCAATAATTGAAAAATACATATTATTATAATCTATTTTAATATTGAACTAAATAAAATTAGTTGAATTAAATATTGAAATCTAAGATTTTTCTAGATAATTACTAACTTATTGTTTATAATATTCTTTTGGAAATTGTAATGTGTCTCTTATATTGTATTATCAATAATATTATACACAAATTTTATTAGGTGTGTTTCTATTAAAATTTGGAACTACTTCAGGATTATTCCAAATATATTCTCTAGCTGGTATAATTAATGGATCACCTCTTAGATCATAACTCATATTTTTAGTATATCTTAATTTTGGTTTCCACCAATTAAAATCTATTATAGGAATAACATTATTTGGAAAAATATCATGGATAAATGTTTCTCTTGTTGATATAATTATACATAATAAAATAATAAAAAGTATTAGTATCATTATATATCTTTATATTTTTTTAAACCATTTGTAATGGGGTATTACTAATTTGTTTTATAACTTTTATAAATTCTTCCTGTATACGTGTTGTATCATAAATAAGTACAATAGACCTATACCATCTCATAAAATTTTCTAATCGTGTTTTAATTTCATAACCATTTAATCTAATATATTTTTTATTTAAATATTCAAATGATGGATTAATTTTTATATCTTCTTTAAATTCAGGATTAATTTTAGATATTAACATCGTTTGTAATTCTTCACTTGAAATATCAGGATATAATATTCTTAAAAATGAATAATAACCTGAATGAATATAACAATACTCTGTTCTATCAAGATATTGTGGACCTTCAACAATTGGACATGTTTCTGATTGTTTATAAAATGTATAATCATTAAAATCTGGTATTTTTTTGTGGATACTTTCTAATACATCAAATACTTTTGAACTATTATAAAATCCTGATACACCATGAGGTTCAAAATGTTCAATGTATTTATTTTTATTATTTATAAATAACATATTAGAATGTAATTTAAATTTATAAGATGGATCTTTATGATTTTTTATATAATTTGAAATATTATTTATTTGAGTTTTTTCTTGTGATATATCTAATAACATTATTGGAACAAGTACATTTTTTTTATTAGAAAAACAATAATTTAACTTTTCTTTATAATCATCAAAAGCTTCATCATCAATTGTATAATTATTATTAATATATAATAATATTTCTTTTTCAATATTATTTTTATTTTCTTTATTAGAATCAATCATTTTTCTATAGTCATTAATAAAAACTAAAAATTGATCTCTATTTTTCTCATTATTATTATCTTTTATTAAATTCTCAAGTTCCACTATTGAACTCTCAAGTTCTTTAATACGATTTTCAGAAAATATTTTTGATGTATTTTTTTCTTTTAATTTTTCATCTATATCAATTAAAGAATTAATCAATAAATTAATTATATAATCTTTTGTATCTTTATTAAGATCTAAGAAAAATTTTATTTTGTTTTTTATTTTAATTAAAATTAAATAACATGAACTTGATATGTTTGTAGTAGTTTTACTTAAATACTCTGTATTAAGTTTCCTTGAAATAATTTTAAAATTATCAGAAAATGTATTATGAAAGAAAAAGAAATTTTGTTTAATATCATCACTATTATCAAAATAATTAATTGATTCTTTTAAAATATATCTAAATAGTTCTACATTATTTTCATTTAAAAATAGATTATGTGATTTTTCAAACTGATTTACATATACATCATATAATAAAGAACACATAAAGTATCCAATTTTTTTAATTTTTAAAATTTTATTTTGATATTCTTTTATTTGTTGTATAAGCTCTTTTTTTTCTTCTAAATTAATATATTCTAACATTTTTGGAGGAAAATTTTTATTTCTATAATAATGTGAAACTAAAGTTAGTGGTTTTATTTCAAGTTCAAATGTTTTTGTTTTAATTTTATTTAAAATGATTAAAACTAAACTAGATAATTTATTATATTCTGTTTCATATTCATTAAGTTCTGTTGTACGTTGACTTGACAAAACTTTTGTATGTAGTTGAATTAATAAATCATTAGAATATATTTCTTTAATAATTTCATCATTTTTAAATTCTTTATCAGAACATATATTGTCTTTATTTGTACCTCCAAATTGTGATAAATTTTTATGATAAATATATTTTTTTTCATATATATTTCTTTTACTTATATTTTTAGTATTAATCAATTTTGATAAATATTTATTGATTTTATATTTATTATTTTGACTTTTTATTTCCATATATTTGGATATAAAATTATTATATAGTATCTAAAATAATTTTATTAGTTGTTTTCCAGTCATTCATGTTAATAATTTTTTGTTCTGGTATATTGAAATTATATTTTTTATTTAAATTATCAACAAAGTTATTTAAGTCTTTTTGTAAGTCATATGATTTAATATTTGTTTTATAACACACTTTTTTATCATTAACTTTTTTTGAAAATTGTATATAATCAACTTTATTGATATTAGTTATACAAAAGTTAGACGGTAATTTTGGTCTATTATTTTCTTTTAGTTGAGTATTATCAATAAAATTATAAGGATTTTGAACTGTATATTGGTTAATTTTAAGATTTGGAAATTCTGTATTTATAATATTAATTAATCTATCTAGTTCAGTTTGAATACACATAGAATTTAATTTTATTTTCTTATTATATCTATTAGTATCAATCTTTTTATTAAATGATAAATACCAAACATTTTTTTCTTGATATAATGAAAAATTATCAGGTAAATCTGGTTTTTTATTATATGTTTTTATTTTTTCGTTATTTTCTTTTATTATATTATTTAATTCATCATCAGTATTGTTTATTTCTTCTTCTGTAGTATTTATTTCTTCTTCTGAACTATTTTTTTCGTCATTATCTTCTATAATTTCATTGTTAACATTACTAAAATCTAATATTACTGGCTTATCTAATTTATAATATGGCATTTTAATATCTTTATATTTTTCATTTAAAAGATCAATTAAATTATCAATCATTAGTTGTAAATCATTATGTGTCAACACCATTTTATAATTTAATCTTATTGATGGTGTTCTATTGTCATATTCAAATTTATATTTATTATATTTTTTATCAATAAATAATCTTAAACCTTTTGGTAATACAAAATTAGGTTCAACAATTTTTTTATATTCTTTGTCACTAATTTTATTATCTAAATGTTTTAATTTTAGCTTAACTTGTTCTAGTTTATCTTGAATTGAAACATTATTAGATTTTGTTGATGACCAATATTTATCTAGTTTAGGGTGATTTTCAATAGTAAAAAATTCCCTCCAACTATTTTTCTCCTTATTATAGCATCTATTATTATAACATACATGTATTGGCAAATCAGATTGACTAATACTATTTGGTAATGGACATGCATTTTTTTGCCTTTTTTGTTTTCCTTTATTTAAATTTTGTTCAGTCATTGATGCAAAACGTAAGTTTTCTCTTCTATTATCAAGTTTATCTCTATTAATATGATCAACTGTTTTTTTCATATCAGAATTATTTTCAAAATGACTGTTCATAATATATTGATGTAAGTAAAGTGTAATTTTTTTTTCTTGATTATGTATTGATGATGTTATATATCCAGTATTATGTAAATACCATGTTGGTCTAACATTATTAAAATTAAAAACTTTTTCTTTATCTTCAATTGAAAATTTTGTATATACATCATCAATAATATGCATAATGTAATATTTGTTATTTTCAGCATCTTTAACTTTCCAATAATGATTTTTTTCTTGACCAAACAAAGCACCACCAGTTATAATTTTTGGTTTTCCTCGTTTTAATATTTCAACGTTTTCGGGGTCATTAATTTGTTTTTTTTCTTTTTGTGTTATTATAATATTTTCAGATCGGTAATCATCTGAATTATTATTTTTAAATTCTATTTTTGTAAAATTAGAATTATCAAATAAAATTTCAATTAAACTTTTATCTTTGTAATAATACAAATTATTTTCAAGTTTTATTAAATTTTCAAGATTTCTTTTATTTAATAGTTTTTCTACTTTATTATTATCAATTTTAATTATATTATTGATGATAAAACAATTATCTTTTTGACTAAACTGAACACAACACTGCATTAACATATTTAGGTAATATGACTTTAAGTTACTTAATCAATTTTTTATTTTTAATTTAAGTATATAAATGATGATTATTTAATAATATTTTATTAAAACATTATTAATATAATTTTAATGATGTAATTACAACATAAAAATGTGCAATTATGTTTAATTTGAATATGCAGTTCCAGCCATACCAGACATAACTCTTAACACATTGTAGTTGAAGGCATAGATGTTAAGTAATGAGTTACTGTTGGCACCAATGAAGTCATTAACGTAACTGTTATCAGCAGGTTGATTGTCAAGACCAACTTTAACTTGAAGGGTAGCATTATCAATTCTTGAGAAGTTGCATGTTCCAGATGGTTGATGATCTTCTGGTTTTAGGGCAAAAGAGTAAACGTTAACACCATCAGCAGGGGTATTTGAGAAATGTTGGTAAGGTTGAACGTAGTTGAAGTAGTAACCATCTCTTTCTTGGAATCTATCGGAACCATTAAGTTGTAGTTTAGCGGATGAAACAGGATTGTTAGTAGCGTTTATGTAGTTACCATAGTTAAAGTGATCTTGAACTGTAACACCAACAAACTCTAAGTAAGCTTGCATATCAGTATCAGTAGTAAGATCCCAATCAGAAACTAATGATGCAATATCTTGGGACATATCCTTCATAGTAACGTTATTTTCAAGGATGACAACATTTTCAATAGTAACAGGTTCAGATGTAGTAGAAGTATTTGTAAACTGAGAGAAAACTAATTGTGCTTTAACTAAACCTGCTTCTTCAAAACCCGTAAAACCTACAGGACTAGTTATTTCGTTATTAGCTGTTGATTCGTCAGTACCAATAGTAAAAAAAATATTTCCAGAACTATCTTTTGCTTCTGTTAATCCTATTCTTGTAGATAACCAAAGATGTTTAGCAAATCTTTCTCTTGCAGCTTCCCAATCTTGACTATATACAAGGTAATTAGTTCTTGTAGCATATTTCTCAAGGTGAGGTGCCCATACAAGGAATTTGCAAGGATGGTTGAAGTTAAGTCTGTATTTATTGTTGGTTGAGGTTAAAGTTTCAGATCCAGTGAATTGAAGTTGTTCAATTAAATATTCATGAGATGCTTGAGCAAATCTTTTTCTTTCTTCAGAGTCAAGGTAAACATAATCAATGATTAATGAAGCTTCAGCCATACTTACACTAGGTTCGTCACCATCAATTGCGATGTTAACACACTGTGATGCTGGTCTGAAATCAATTGTTACTCTAACATCGTGATATTGAAGAGCAATTAAAGGAAGAGCTAAACCATTGTGTCTGTTGAACCAAAATTGAAGAGGAACATATAAAGTGTAAGCAGGTTTATTAGAAGAATCAATAGTGGTTAATTCTGGAACATCACCAACCATTCTAGCAAAACCTCTTTCTTGTCCAACTTTATGTGAAAGTTCCCACCAGATGTTTAGCCAATCACCATATTGTTCATCAATTTTAGAACCACCAATTTCAATTTTGTAGTGTTGAACAATAGCAAGACCAAGTCTTCTAACATAACCCCAATTAGTTCCATCATTTATAACACTTTTTAAGTTGATCATGGTATACATGTTGGTGATTAAATCACCGTTTCTGTTGATGGTGCATGTAACAGTTCTTCCAAAATCAGAATTACCAGTGAAAGTTTGTGGAATAGGTTCTACGGAGAAGTTGGTATGTCTTCTGTAGATGATTTTGAAGAAAGTAATTTGTGGACTACCAGTAAGGTAGACATCTTGAGCGCCATAGGCTACGAGTTGCATAAGACCGCCTCCCATTTTCTATATATTATATCTTAGAAAAAATAAAAATTTTTTATAATAAAATTAATTATATTACATAAAAAATGATATTTTAAATAAAAAATTTTCAATATTTAAATGTTTTTAATTTTTAAGTAAAATTATGTTTTATTTTTAAAAACTAAATATTTTTATCAAAAAATAAATTCTCTATATTTATCATTTTATCATTGTTGTTGTTTATCCAAAATTCTATTTTGTTTGATAACTCTTTTAAACGTTCGTTCCATTTATCTACGTCTTTAATTTGTAATAAGCCTTTTTTATTTACTTTCCAACATGAATCAATCAAAACATTTTTTTTATCATAATATTTGTCTGGATTAAAACGAATAAAAACTATATTTCTATGATTTAAATCCTTAGATATTTCCATCAATCTTTTATTTTCACATGATGTATCATATTTACAATGTTGGTTTTCATCAATTTCAATTATTAATATATGATAACCTAAATCCAATAATAAATCTGGACGTCTTTTTGAACAACCATCAAATATTTTTTTATCATAAATCCAATCATAATTATTATATTTATTTTTAATAAAATCTACTACATTTTTTTCTTTTGTTTTAAAATTAGTTGTTATTTTGCTTTCAGGAAATAAATGTATATAACAAAAAAAACAATAACCATCATATTTTTTATTATTTCCAACATAAACATCACATAATTCAAATTTACACTTTTTTGTTTCTTGATTTGTCATATTATCTTTTTTATGCTGTTTGCAATATACTGGTTTTTCACCATTATTATTAAACATTGCCCTTCTAAAACATCCTTCTTCAATACAATGAGCTGATTTTACATCAACCATATTTTCTAATTTATGTTTTTTACAATATAAGCCATTTTTTTTATCTTTATAATTATAACAAGGTATTATTTTACAATTTTCATAAATACATGTTTTAGTCACAATGTTCATCATATTATCTTTTTTATGTTCTGAACAATATAATGGTTTTTCAAAACCAAATAATGCACTTTTGGCACATTCCAAACATTTTTTATGATTAATATCAATCATACTATCTAATTTATGTTCAGAACAATACAACCCTGATTTCTTACCTTCATAATTAAATGAAGCTAATAAGGTACAATTAATATGCTTGCATACGTGATTCAAATGAATCATACCCTCTAATTTATGTAGTGAACAAAACTTTGGTGCTTTTTCACTAGGTAAATTATATGATGATTGTTTTTTACAACCTTTTTCATTACAAATTATAGATTTAATATTAATCATACCATCTAATTTATGTTCATCACAATATAAACCTATTTTTTCATAAGGTAAATTATAATAAGGTATTTTACCACATTTTAAACATTTTTTATGTTTAACATTAATCATATTTTCTGTTTTGTGTTCGGAACAAAATTTTGGTTTTTCATTTAATGTATTATATGATGCATATTTATCACAATTTATAAATTCACATTTTTTCCCCATAAACTTAATAAATATGAATTAAAAAAATATTTTTCAATTTTATTTAAAGATTATAAATCAAATAAATATATTATACAATGTCATCTAAAATTAAAGGTGATGTAAAAAAACAAAGTGAACTTGTTCAACAAATAAAAGAATCACAAACATTAGATAAAAAACACAAAGAAATGGTTAATATATTTAATAATAATAAAATAAAAAAAGAAGAAATTTTGAAAGAAATTGATAAAATTGATAATAAGATAAAAAATTTATCTAATCAATATGAAAATACAAATATGGAATATATTAAAAAAAGAGCAGAATTAATTAATATAAAAAATGATAAAGAATTTGATAAATATAATTTAGAAGATAATTATGATGAAATGGATTATTATGATAGAACTGGAGATTTAATAATTCAATATTATGAATTAAGAGATGGTGAAGTTGAAACAAAACAAGCTAAAAATATTTTATTTTTTTTGGGAAATAAAAAAGAAGAACCTATTACTGATACAAAAGAAATTAATAGGGCAGAATTATTTAATAAATATTGGCAACGAATTGAAGGTATTAGAATTAATATTGACGATGGATCTAAACGTGTAAAATATTGCAAAGAGTGTAATTTTGAAAAAATATTTGATTATAGTGTTTCTGCATATGTTTGTCAAGTGTGTGGTGTTGTTGAAGAAATTATCTTAGATGAAGATAGACAAATCAAAGATTATTCTCCGTATAAAAGAATTAATCATTTTAGAGAATGGATTAATCAATTTCAAGCTAGGCAATCTCCTGATATTCCTGAAGAAGTATTTAAGGAAATAATAAATGAATTAAATAAAAACAGAATAACAGATTTAAAAGTATTAAATAGAAAGAAAATGAAAAAAATATTAAAAAAATTAGACTATAATTCATATTATGAACATGTTCATTATATAATTAATAAATTAACTAATTTGCCACCACCTAAAATAACAAGGGATATGGAAAGAATATTTATCAAAATGTTTAATAAAATTGAAAGTATATGGCATATTTATAAACCTGCTAATAGAAAAAACTTTTTATCATATCCATATGTTTTATACAAATTTTGTGAATTATTAGAGTTAGATCACTTATTACCATGTTTTCAATTACACAAAGATGATGAAAAACTTATGGAAGATGATGAACTATGGAAAAAAATGTGTAAACACTTAAATTGGGAATTTATATCTTCAATATAAATATATCCAAATAAATTTTCCTGAATTTATATCTTCAATATAAATATATCCAAATAAATTTTCCTGAATTTATATCTTCAATATAAATATATCCAAATAAATTTTCCTGAATTTATATCTTCAATATAAATATATCCAAATAAATTTTCCTGAATTTATATCTTCAATATAAATAATTCCAAAATTTTACTTTCTAGTTTAATATAATGAATTATTTATTATATAATATTGCTCTAATAATGTTATTAGTTGGAATTTTAATGTTAACACATTATTTAACAAAAGCATATAATTCAAATAATATAGTTCCAAATAATGAAAATAATTCGTATAATAATGAACCTACATTAGATGAAGTTTACGATATGCGTCCTTCAAAAAAATTTAGTGTTATGTTCAATGAACCATCAATATGGCAAGGTTATGAAACAATTAGTAATAAAAACCAATAAGTTCAAAAACTACTTAAAAAGATATATTTATATAATTTATAATATGTCAACTCAAAAACAAGATTACTTATTTGAAGATCCAGTCATCTCATCACAACAATTTTATTGTGTATCTTTTTTTAATAAATTTAGTGTTAAACAATCTGTAGATAATAATAATGATTATAGAGAAGAAGTATTTAAATCTAGTGATAAAGAAGAATACTCTACTGATAATAATATTTTAGGACTAAAAATTAGAGGTGGATTTTCTACTTATGCTGACGCTCAAGCATATAGTAAAAAACTAGTTGAAATAGATCCGTATCATCATATATATGTAATTGATGGTGGTAAATGGTGTGCATTTATTATGAAAGAATCTGATAATAATCAATTTGTTGAACAAACTGAATATGCAAATGATCAATTAAATGATATGATGAAAAAATATAACGAAAATCAAGATAAAGCAAAATTGTATCACGAATTAAGAAAAAATCAAATGGTTGTTAATAATATTAATGAAAATATTAAAAATAGAGAAGAACTATTAACACAAACTAAAGATGAATTTAACAATAGCAAAGATAAAAAAGAAAGAGAAACATTAAAAGAAAAATTATCAGCAATTGATGACCAAATTAGTAAAATGTTAGAAAGAAAACAAGAATTAGAAGAAAAAGAAAAAGAAATTGCAGATAAATTAGATATGGGTAAAATTAAATTTGATTAAAAATCTTTTTCCGTAACATATATATATATTATGGAAAAAAATTATATTTCTACTGATACAGAATTACATTATTTAACTTTTTCAATAATTATTTTAAGAGAATTTTTTTTTTTTGCTAGAGATGGATCAAACATTGGTAATCTTTTATTCCATTCTTTATCGTATGCTTCTTTATGATATTTAATAAATTTATTACATCCTAATTTAAATTCAGGAACTTCTTTAGCTTTATACCAAAATACTTTATCAGTTATATTTTTACTGTGAATACGATTATTAATAACCATTATACCATAATTTTCTGTTATATCAGTAAAAACTTGTTGGAAAATATCAAAACTTGGAAACATACCAGCATAATGTTCATATAAACGTTTTCTATTACTTATAAAATCTTCTGCTAATAAAAATATATAATCAAAATTACTTCTTAATTCCGGGGGTATACCTAGTGAAAACTGCATAGTTAAAATAAATGATAAATGATGATGTCTACCATTAAAAAATAATTCAAGTATATTAGGATCTTTTAACCAAGTACCTTTAGAACTCATACAGTCATCCATAATTAACATTAATCTATCATCTTTTGGTTTTTTTCCAGCTTTAATTCTTGTTGCATTATCTATATTCATTTTTGATTGTCTTTCATATACTTTTGTTAAAATTTCTGGTTCATAATCACTATAAATAAATGAATCTGGTATAAAATCACTATAAAATTTATTTAATTTTTCTGTTTTACTTATAGCAATTGCAGATGGTATATCTCTCTTATGGTACATAAGTTCTTTTGTTAAATATGATTTACCAGATGCACGTTTAGCAATCATAGCACAAGTACAATGATCTACCATTTCATTAATATTGAATTTTTTTATTTGTAATCTTGAAGCACCAAATCTTACGTCTTTTGTTGCCATTAATATTAATTAGATTTTTTTTTACTAAATTATATTATTTAATTGTTTATTTTTACCTACTACAATTTATAATACCATTTTATTCTATAATAGAGTTGGTAGTATCAATAAAGATTTTAATTTTTATCATCAGATTCTATATTATTATCATCAGATTCTATATTATTATCATCAGATTCTATATTATTATCATCAGGTTCTATATTATTATCATCAGGTTCTATATTATTATCATCAGGTTCTATATTATTATCATCAGGTTCTATATTATTATCATCAGGTTCTATATTATTATCATCAGGTTCTATATTATTATCATCAGATTCTATATTATTATAATTGTTTGTTTTTTGTAAAATCTTTAATAAATCACTAATTTCATTAAATATTTTTTTATAATTATTTGAAGTCTTATTTTTTAATTCATCGAATAAAATATTTATCTGATTTAATATTAAATTATATGTTAATTTTTCTCCTGTTTTAGTATAATCATATAAGTAAACATTATTACCAGACATAATCTTAATATATAATTATAAAAAAATTATATCTCAATTTTTTTAAAAATCAGGTGGTCCAAGAAATATATCATTAAATCCATCAGATTTTTTATTTGAAAAATTTATTTTTTTAAAAATATTATCTACATTATTATCAACATTAGTATCAGTCATAATAAAAATAGCTTCAAAGTTATCATATATTTTACAGTTTAAATCCTTAACAATTAAAATTATTAAAGATACAAATAAAGGCATTTTTATAATGTCATATAAAGCAGTTCTGATTGGTTTATTATATTTTTTATCATCATTATGTTGTAACCATAGTACAACAATAAAAATTAATAAAAAAATTATTAAATCTTTAATTTCCATTAAATAATTCAAGAAATAATTATTTTCTTATCATATAATATATAATGAATAAACAAGAAAGTGATAAAAAAAAAAATTTAATTAAATATTTATTAATTGGTTTGATTGTTGCTTTAGCTGCTAGATATATTCCACAACATACTTTACAAAATGAAGAATTAATAATGATTGGTGCTGTAGCATCAATATCATTTGGTATCTTAGATATGTATGCACCTTCTATTATAATGAATTAAAATTATTTAAATAATTTTGAAAAAATTTCATTTTATTTTGATTTATTGTTGGTACTTGTGCATTTTTTTTAATATCTTCTTCAACTATACTATTTGAAAAAACTTCATGGAATTTTTCATTTTTAATTGGCAAATTAATACTTGTTTCAGTTTCACCTAAATCATCATTAATAATTTTTTTTATATTAGATTCCAAGTGATCATTAGTTATATTTTTTTGTTGTTCTTCTGAAGATGTATCATTATCAGATAAATTTAAGTTTTTATGATTTATAATACTTAGAATTTTTGATCCTACAGTATTAATTTCTGTAGGCTTAGGAATCTCACTTTTAGTATTTTCATTTGGTATAAAAACTTCACTTGTTTTAATGTTTTTAAAATTATCAATTGAATCTTCATTATTTTTAAAAATTTGTTGCTCAGGATATTTTAAATTTATTAGATTTTCACGTGTTTTAATCAATGGATTATTATTTTTTAATGTTTCTTCGTGTTTATGATCTAATTCGTGTTTATGATCTAATTCGTGTTTATGATCTAATTCGTGTTTATGATCTAATTCGTGTTTATGATCTAATTCATTTTTTTCATTATTATCCAAAATTCTTTTTTCATTATTATTATATAAATCTTTTCTTATCAATTTACTTATATTATTTTGTTCTGCTTCACTAATTGGTTCTTCAAAGTTTAAATTTGGTTCTTCCATTTCTTCACCAAGATAGATTTGTAAAATATGTTTAACTGGTAGTAATTTACGTATTGCTTCTCTAATACAATCTTTAATTAACATAACAGTATCACGCTGATTTCTTTTTAATTCAATTGGTGGATATAAATGATAAAAAAGATATGGATTGTTCCATAATTCTCTTGCACATTCAATATATACTTTATGTATAAAATCTTCTATTTTAATATTTTGATATAATGTAGGATCAACTTTAATTTGTTGTTTAAAAGATGGATTATAAGTTAAAACAACTATATTTGCCTTTAATGTTGCTTTTATTAAATCTTCAAGCCAACTAAAGCTTTTAGTATTATTCATAATACGAGAAGTTTCTCTATTAATTATATCATTATTCCATTTTGGAATTCTTTGTAAAAAACATTGAAAATTTTTCAATATATTTTCAGGAATAGATATAGCTACAACTTCTGCATAAATTGAATTTAATCCCTCAAAAACTAACGGGGTTAAAATATTAATTAATTGTGTTGTATATTCTTGTTTTGTTTCAACTAAAAAATTAAGCATTATTATAATAGTAGATATTTTAAATTAATTTTATCAAACTCTAATTTTATTTTATTTAATGTTAAGTACAAAAAGCATACATAAAATAAAGAGATAAATTTATAAATATTTAATGGTGATAAAAAACTTTCAATTACAATATTTATATTTAGGAATTTCATTATTTTCATGTTTCTGTATTATAAATAACTTTTATATTATATATTGTTCTAATTTTGTTGGATTTATATGTTTAATTGATTTTTATTATATAAAAAAAAAAGATATGATATTACATCATATATTGGTATTGATTATGCTTCATTATATGAATAATCATAGTTACGTAGAAAATAAAAACGAAATAGTTTCTATAATATTGAAAACAGAAATATCAACTATATTTTTGACAATCAATAATTTATTAGATACTCTAGATAATATGGTTATTTTAAAAAATATAAATAAATGTATTTTTATTTTTACTTTTATATATTATCGTATTTACAACTATTCATATTATTTAATTTTAAATAAAAATATTCATAATATTTTTTTATTTTATTCTAAAAATAATTTTGAATTATATGAAATTTATACAGGCATATACGGATTATTTATTTTAAATTTATATTGGACTTTTCTTATTTTTAAAAAAGTTTTAGATTGGAGTGAAAGCATAAAATGTTCCAAAAAAGCAAAATACATGAAGTAACCCATGCCAAAATAAATGTTTATTACAACACCATTCTTGATTTGAATATTTATCACTAAAATAAAAAGATATAGAAATAACAAATAAAACAAGTAAATAACTAAATTTAAATTTATATAAAAGTGTATACATAATAAAAAATAATATTACTATTTTTCCATTAATTGCATCTATTTTATGAATTGTAGATCCTTTTATAGGATTATTCCAAAAGATTTGAGATAATATAATTGTTATAATTAGAAATAAAACTAATAAATATTCAATAATTATCTTATCTTTTACTTTTTGTAAATTAAATATAAAATATAAAATAGATATAATTAATAACAAATTAGTATAACAAAGATATTTATGGTTAGAATTTTTTTTTTTTTTAAATTTATGATTTGAATATCTTATCATTAATATATTCCATATATTTTTTTTATATTATTAGTTTTGTCCATGTTCGGATAAATAGTTATAATCATCTTTTGTTAAGCAAACACAACCACCATTTTCACCGCCATTGCAAGCAAAATTAGAAGGAATAAAATTATTTAATACATCGTCTTTAACAATAGGATTTTTTGTATTAAATGGAACAGGCCATTGTATAAATTTACAACATTGTTTTGAACATATTCTTTGATCAATTTTTGGAACATCTTTATTAATAGTGTCTGTTAATATTTTATTAACTTGTTGATCAATTTGAAAACCTTCACTGTGATTTTGACTCATAATATTTGGATAAATTACAAAAATAATTAATATTCCAATTAGAATAGATAATATTAAAAATGTATTATCAGAATCTTCTGCTTTAATTAGTTGATAAGCCATAATATATATATAATATTAGATATTTTTTCTAATTTAATTTAATGAATATATTAAAAAAAATTGAAAATAATAAAAAAAATAAAAATCAAGAAATAAGTAAAATTTTAAATATTAAAACTAATTATACAATAACATTTAATAATGATGAATTAATTTTAGTTGATGATAATAATAAAAAGATATTAGTTTCTGAATATATATTTTATGGAGTTTATCAAAATGATAAAAAATTTTGGATTTGGTCAAATTCTATACCAGGCATTAGTAAAAAACAAATAAAAATAATAAGAGATATTAAAAATAAATCATATATTTTTGAAAATGATACAAAACAAGATATTCAGTTTTTATATCAATATTTAAATACAGATGTTATTGAAATAAATAATAAAAATAAATTAGAGTTAATTAATGATGTACTATTATTTTTAACTGATGCAAAAACAATATTAAATCCTATAAATAAATATGGTAATATTCAATATATTGGCATAACTAAAATAAAAGAAAAATATATTTAATTTATTTGTTTATTTTTAATTATTTTTGTTATCTTTTTTTTATCTTTTGAACATAATAATTTAAATTCATGGGTTTTATCAATTTTTAAACATAATTCTATTTCTTTAATTGATATATCCTTATTATATTCAAATAATAAATCAATAAATTTTTCTTCTTTATCATTTAGAATCATATAATTACATATTCTATTCAATATTAAAATTTCGTAAATTGATTTATTTGGTATAAATTTTAATAAATTTGTAATATTTTTTCTATTAATATTCTTAAGGGATGTCTTATTTAAATCAGATGAAAATTTAATTTGTTTTAAATCAATTTTATTATTTTCATTGCTTTTACTTATCCAATAAGATGAATTTAAACATGTATAAAATCCATGTATATTTTGCAAATACCAATTTTGATCTGTATATATACTAGTTTCAATATTATCTCCACGAGATATTGAATCAGAAATTTTAACAAGATTAAATAAAACATTATCCCAATTATCACTACATTTATTTAAAACTTTTTTAATATAATTTTCATGAATCATTAATGGTAATAAAACTTTTTCACTTTCATAAAATTTTAATATAGTATCATAATCAAGATAGTTATTTAATATTTGATTGGTTGCATCAAATAAACCTATATCAATATTTTTTTCTCTTGATTTTGTAATAAACTTTAAAATATTTTCTTTATTGATCTCATTAAAATTGAATGAAAATTCTTGTAAAAGATTAATCAATCTTCTAATGTCTTTTTGACAAAAATCAATTAAAATATCTAAACCATAATTATCAGATATTTTTATTTTTTCATTATTACATATAAATTTAATTAATTTTAAAAATTCTTGTTTTATTGGTGAATTAAAATGTATTTCATCACAGTTTTTTTTTAAATCGTTTAAAAGTTTTGAATGCTGATTATTTGAAATAAAAATAAGAGGAAAACATTTTTTTTTATTATTTTCTTTAAAGATATCCATAATATATTTTTTTTCACTAGTTAAAGTTATATTCTCTGTTTCTTCAAAAATTAAAACTAATTTTTTTTTATTATCATTTTTAAAATTAATTTTTGAATGTATTGAATTTTGATGATTATAATAATCATTAAAATCATCAAATATTCTATGATCTTTAATTTCATTTGGATATATTATTCTAATTAAATAATTAAGTTCTTCAAAAATTAGTTTAATGGTTAAACTCTTACCGATACCATGAATTCCCGAAATAATAATTGCTTGGTTTTTATTTGTGTTAAGGTTTAATATCCATTTTTTAATATTATCTATTTGATCTTTATTACCAATAACTTCATTTAAATATTTAGGTCTATATTTATTAACCCATAATTTATCCATTACATAAATAAAATCATTATCTTTTAAGTCTAAATTATAAAAAATGTTTAAATTTTTAATTAAAATTAATTAAGTTTTAGTTATAAGTGATATAGTCAAAATAAAAAAAAGATATATAAAAAAAATTTTCTAAATTAAATTATATAATAATGAGTATGGATAATCTTGAATCTAGAAGTAATCAAAAAAATAAAGAATCTTTATCAGTAGATGATGAAGTTCAAAAATTATTTAGAAGAAATGGAGGTAAAATTAACCAACAAGAATTTCAAAATTTAAGAAATAAATATGGTAATGAAGAACTTGTTGATAAAATACAAAGAGTTTTCATTGAAAAACACAATGAAATTAGTAAAAGAGCTAAGAAATTTGCTACTTTAATCAGAGAAAAATACAGCAACAGTCAATATCCTTTCCACGTTTTACTTGAAAAAGCAATTAAATACAAGAACAAACACGGTCTTTCTGATGATGAATTTGTTGAATTCCAAAGAATTTATGAAAATGAACTTGTTGGACTTAAATCTCCTGAAGTTTTCACTCCTAATACTAACATAATGAAAGTTTTAGGTAATGTTAACGTTAACTTACAAGGTTTTATGGGTAAACTTTCTGATAATGACTTTAAAGTTCTTCAAGAAATTTTAAAACTTCATGCATCTTCTAAACCTTTACATTCACAAGTCTTACTTCAATCAATGCAATATCAAGATTGTGGTATTGAAGCCCTAACTGGTGGCTATGATAGAAACATTCATAATGCTTCAAATCACGTACATCCTGTTATTGCTGCTCTTTTCTTACCTAAAATTGATATTCTTGATACCCACTTTTTACACTCCAATATTGCAAATATTGTTAAAACTAGATACAACAATGAAAACTTTTCATCTGTTGCTGATCTTGAATTATTCTATGCTTTAACAAGAGATCCTAACGATATTGTATGTGATGTTAAATCTACTTTATCTGATTTACATAATAGAGCCTTATTACAAAACCAACTATGGAATGCTGTTCTTTCTTTAAGAAATGGTCAATACTATAACAGTTCATTTAGAGAATTTATTAGTACTGTTGATGTTTGCAGACTTAACAAACATGATACACCTGATCTAGTTTATGGAAGATATGATGGTACTATCTTAAAAAGATTATTATCTGCTTTCTCTTTTAGACCTACAGTTGTTGCTACTATGCCTATGTATCAAATCTTCTCTACAAATCCTTATCAACAAAACATTAAACCAACTGTTACTTATGTTCCTATGATTAATCTTAAATTAGGTCCTTCTATCAATAACAATGAACCTGTTGAATTAAATGATGCCTTATCACAACAACAATTCTTCCTTGAAAATGGTAACATTGTTCAAAAACATACCTCACTAATCTATTCTAGAGGTGTTTTAATATTTTTCGTTGATAGAAGAGCTAATATTATCAACACTGTTAACACTATGAATCCTGTTGCAATATTAAACTTCCCTACAGCTGTTTCTGGTTTTGAAAGATTAAACGATAGAGAAGTTAATGCTAAAGATGTTATTGCTCTAAGAGAAGATATCTACCAACTTAGATCTGTCGTTTTAAGTGAAGTTAATACCAAAGCTTCTGAATCTAACTTAATTATTGGTTCATCTGCTGTTTTCATGATTCATCCTGATTATGCTAAAGGTATTAATTTCCCTCAATACTTTCAATATGATCCTTATGGAGTTGTTGGTCCAACTGTATTAAATGGTACTGCTGTTAAAAATAATCCTATTGTTCAAATTGATGGTGCTTCAGCTGTAACTGAAGATAACTTCAAAGATATGACAAGAAAAAGAGGTATTATTTTTATCTATCAATTAATAAAAGATAGTACTCAAGGTAAAATTGCATTTTAATTTAATTTTTTTTACTAATTTTATATAAAATTAATAAAAGAAATCTTTATTTTGTTAAAAGAAATCTTTATTTTGTTAAAAGAAATCCTTATTTTGTTAAAAGAAATCTTTATTAGCAGTTGGTAATGTTTTCATTTTACTAGTGCTTTGAGGTAAAGGAACAGGTGCTTGTCTTCTTTCAATATCTCTTAAATATCCTAATTTTTGTTCAAAATTGGTAATTACAACTGGAGCAATTTCTCCTACAACTAAACAATTTAATTCATTAATTTGTCCTTCTAAATCATAGGGTAAATTTCTTGAAAATTCCAAATATACATATCTCATCACTATCAATAATTTATCTTTATTTTGAAATCCAATTTTATATTGTTTTTTTGATCTTTTATATACAGTCAATATTAATTGTTTATTAATTAATTCAATATTAGCATCTGAAAAAAATAATGATTCAACATCTGTAATATTACATTCAGTTGTTCTTGCTAAATTTTTTATCATTTGATTTCTTAATTCTACTGATTTTGGATTAGAATCTTGAAATAATATAAATGGTGATTCTTGAAATGTATTTGTACTAATAATTCTATCACTATAGTTGCTTTGTGTATAATTAAATTGACTAAAATTATTACTATTATTATTCATTATTTTATATTAGAAAATTATATTTAAACATTAATTAACAAAAATAATATTATGCATTGGGTAGAAAAGTACCGTCCTAAATGTTTACAAGAAATTACTGCGCAAGATAATGTTATAAATTCATTAAAAAGTACAATATTTAGTAAGAATTTACCACATTTAATATTTTATGGACCTTCTGGTTGTGGTAAAACTTCTACAATATTGGCATTAGCTAAAGAAATTTTTGGTCAAAAATATTGGTCAGATAGGATTATAGAACTTAATGCTTCGGATGAAAGAGGTATTAATATTGTTAGAGATAAAATCAAAATGTATGCAAAAAAATCAATAAATTTAAATGATGATATACCTCCATGGAAAATTATTATTTTAGATGAAGCAGATACTATGACATCCGATTCACAATTTGCTTTAAGACGTATCATGGAAGAATATTCAAAAGTTACTAGATTTTGTATTATTTGTAATTATCATGATAAAATAATTGAACCAATTATATCGAGATGTTCTTTATTTTGTTTTAAACCTATAAGTAATGAAAAAATAACAGGAAAATTAAATCATATTAATATAATTGAAAAATGTAATTTAGGATCTAATTTATTAGATAAAATTTCTATAATTGCAAGAGGTGACTTGAGAAAAGCAATTAATTTATTGCAAAATTGTAATAATTCATATGATAGTAAAACAAATGAAGAACTTTTATATGAATTTTCAGGTTTTATACCAGAAGAAAAATTTAATAAATTATTTGAATATATTTTTAAAAAAGATATGCAAAATATTGAATTATTAGTTAATGAATTATATATTAATGGCTATTCTATTGTTAATCAAATCATTTTATTTCATGATTATATTATTAAAAGTAATTTATCAAATGATCAGAAATCTAAAATAATTAATAAAATATCTGATGTTGACCAAAATTTGATTAAAGGATGTGATGAATTTATACAGTTTATTAGATTAGTTTATTTTATTGTTTCAGTTGTTTAGATTTTTTTTTATTTAAAATATATTTGTTTTTATTAATTCTTGATCATCAGTTTTTATTAATTCTTGATCATCAGTTTTTATTAATTCTTTTACATATTTAATTTAAGAAGATTTCGTAATATAAAAATTATTTGTTTGTAATGTAAAATTTCTTTTTCCAAATATTTTAGAATATTTATTACAAATTGTATACTCAATAACTAAGTTTTGTATTTTAATTGTGAAACATCAAATAAAGTAATTTATGAATGACTATCAACTCATTTTCTTTTAATTGATTCTTGAGAGAATTTATCATATTTTAAAGCATGTGACGACCAACTGTGGCGATTAAAAACACACAATTTATAAAAAAATCACATGTAGTATATAATATAATGACAAATATATAAAAAGTAAATGATATCGTATTATAGAAAGAAATAATTTAGGTGCTGAACTAATTCCATTCAATACAAAAATACTTATATTTATTGGGCAAAAACAAATCTTATAAACGAATTAAACTCATACCTTTAACATATGATTTTATTGGACCTAGAAAAGATTATAATTCAAAATTTTATAGAAACGTGCATTTTAAATGAGAAAATGTATAAATAAAGCTTAATTTTAACATTTTTATATAAAGATTATTATTCAATATAAATAATGAATAATAATTTTTTACCATGGGTTGAAAAATACAGACCCAACAATATTGATGAAATTATTAGTAATAATGAAAATATTAATGTTCTCTCAACAATGTTAAAAAATGGATCATTACCACATTTATTATTTCATGGTACATCTGGTACAGGAAAAACATCATTAATTTTAGCATTAGCTAGAAAATTATATGGAAATAATATTAATTTAATGGTTATGAAATTAGATGCATCCGATGATAGAGGAATTAATTCGGTACGTGAAGAAATTAAAGGTTTTGCAGAAAGAAAAAATATGTTTAGTAGTGGTGTTAAATTAATTATATTAGATGAAGCAGATTCAATGACATTTGATGCACAATTTGCATTGAGAAAAATAATAGAAAAGTATTCTATTTCAACAAGATTTTGTTTGATTTGTAATTATGAAAATAAAATAATACCAGCAATTAGATCAAGATGTGCTAATTTCAGATTTGAACCTATACCAATAAATAAAACTATTATTATTCTTGAAAAAATATGTAAAAATGAAAAGTTAGAATATACAAACAAGACTTTAGAAATAATAGGTACCTTATGTAATGGTGATTTAAGGAAAAGTATAAATCTATTACAAACAATATCAATGAAATCAAAAATTATAAATGAGGATAGTTGCTATGATTCAGCTGGATTACCATCTAGAAAAAATATTAATTTATTATTTGATTATCTAATTGAATCAAAATATGATTTTCAACAAACATATTCTCAACTCTATAAAATTATAAAATTAAATGGTTATTCATTAGGTATTATTTTAAAGGAAGTAACAAATTTATTAATAAATAATAATAAAATATTTAGTCAAAAAAATTTTGCACAAATTTATACCGATTTATCTGATTTAGAAACTAAAGTATCACAATCTACTTTTGATGATATATATTTATCAACATTAATCAGTATTTTTAAGAAAAATAATATATAAATAAACTTGCGTTTCAATATATTTTTTATAGAACTAATTATAATATTAATGAAAATTAATTTTTTGTTATTTATGTCTCCATTTATATTTGATTTAACAAATGGATTTTTTAAAAATCATAATACTAAATCAAATATGATTAAACTAAATTTTAATAGAAGATCTTATCATTTTTCTGAAAGATATCTTGAATTGTTAGTAAAAAAAAATAATAATATGAATAATACTAATGAAGAAAAAAATAAATATTATGAGCATTTATTAAAAAATTTAAATTCAAAAAATTCTACTATTCAAAACCAATATATTTTAAATGAAAATAATAATGAAAGTGAAAATGAAAATAATATAGAAAGACCTAAAATAAAAATAATTTTAACTAAAAATAGTAATTTTTTTGAAGGATTAGGTATTAAATTTAATCCACAAGATGAAAATGAAGAGGGTGATGATTTTAAACCTGAACCAAGTTATACAAAAACTAAAAATTTTGAAATTTTAAAAAATCCAACAATGAATTTTAATGATGTAGGAGGTTATGAAAATGTTAAAGATGAATTAAATCAATGTGTTGATATATTAAAAAATTATAAAAAATATAAACAATATAATGTTAGAATTCCAAAAGGATTAATATTAGAAGGACCTCCTGGTACAGGTAAAACACTTATAGCTAAAGCATTTGCAGGAGAATCAAGATGTAGTTTTATTCCTGTATCTGGTTCTGATTTTCAAGAAAAATATGTTGGTGTAGGTCCAACAAGAATAAAAGAATTATTTCGTTTAGCAAGAGAAAATATTCCTTGTATAATTTATATTGATGAAATTGATGCAGTTGGAAGAAAAAGATCAAGTGATGGTGAAAGCTCTTCAAATGAAAGAGATAATACATTAAATGCTTTATTAGTAGAATTAGATGGTTTTAAAAATTCAACAGGAATTTTTATGATTGCTTCAACTAACCGTTTTGATTTATTAGATTCAGCATTAACAAGACCTGGTAGAATAGATAAAAAAATTTTTATAGGATTACCTGATAGAAAAACAAGAGAATCAATTATAAATATTCATATTAATGGTAAACCTTTTGATGAATCTATTAACTTAGAAAATCTTGTAGAAATTACAGAAAGTCTATCTGGTGCTCAAATTGAAAATTTATTAAATGAAGCAATGTTAAATGCTTTAAGATATAATAGAACCGTTTTTAATTTTAATGATTTTGATTTTATTATGAATAAAATGATGGCAGGTTGGCAACCTAATGAACATGAATTTACAAATGATATAATTGATCATATTGCTATTCATGAAATGGGACATGCTATTGTTGGTTATTTTAGTAAACATCATTCAAAAATGTCAAAAGTTGTATTGAATCTATCTTCACCAAAAACTCCTGGATATACCATTTTTGAAAGTTCAACAAGTAATATTTACATTAGAGAATCATTATTTGAACATTTAATGATATTATTATCAGGAAGAATTGCTGAAGAAGTGTTTTATAATGTTTCTGTAACAACAGGAGCAATTAATGATTTTGAAGAAGCATTAAGATTAGCTGAAAAAATGGTTTTATATTATGGTATGGGCAGTAATATTATTTATCCAAGTAATAGTGAAAAATATAAAGAACTTATTGATAATGATGTTATTAACTTAATTAATAATGCATATAGTTATGCTGAAATAATAATAAATTCATGTAAAGATTTAATTTATGAAACATCTGAAATATTGAAAAAAGATAAACTAATTAAAGCTGAACAAATTGAAACAATTATAAATGATAAATATAACTATCTAAAAGATTTACCATCTTAAAAAAATTGAAGATTAGTATGTATGTTAATAATATTTACGTATTTATGACAGAAATATGTAAATATTCTTATGATATTAATGATATTTTAAGGAACAATAAATGGAATAATAATATTGACCTTATAAATTGTATTGATAATGAAACAAATTATAATGTAAATTTAAATTATAATGGAAGTAATATTGACTTAATGACTGATTTTAAAAGTTATTGTGTAGTTAATAATTTAGAAGAACTACAATTTTTAAATTATGATTTTTTGCATTTAAAAAATTATACTCCAATAATAATTTTAAATACACTTGATAAATTTCATATGAATAAAACTAAAACTATTGATTATAATGATGAATTTAATTTTTATCAAACTTTTAAACAAAATGTTAAATATGAATTAAATTATAGTGAACTAAAATTAAAGTCAAAAAAATTTGCAGATAATAAAAATAATACTAAAAAAATATCTGTACCAAAAGAACTACTATTTAATGAAAATCAAATTTATACAATATTAACTAATGAAATTAATAAAATAAATATTGATAATACATATAAACATTATATTTATCCTTTTGAAAATAATATTTATGATTTAAGAGCAAAATTATTTTTTGATAATGATATAGTACTTGAATTAAAATTTATTGTTGATCCAAAATTATATCCTTTTTTTCCTCCAAAATTAGAAGTTATATCTCCAAAATTACAAATACCATTATTATTAGCTATAATGAATTTAAACGTTTTAAAAATAGAAAATTGGAATTATACAATAACATTTGATTGGTTAATAAATAATATTTTCGATATATTAAAACCAATAATTAATAATTATATTGATAGAGAAAATAAAGAAATGCTTGAAATTGAAAATTTATTAATTAAATTATCAAATATTACAAAAGAAACAGTTTACAATGATATTAATATTGATATTAAAATTAATAAAACCCAACTTAAAAATAATGCAGATTCCAAAATTTACTGGAAATCAGGTACTGGCTATGGTAATGATAAAGCTGTAAAATGGGATATTAAAAATTATATATTAGAAAAAGAAATGTTAGAACAAGAATTAGTTTGTGTTTTAGAAGATATTAAAAAAAATATAACTAACGAAAATATAAGTAAAATAAAAAATTCATGTTTAATTAGATATTTGATTAATACTACATCTGGTATTACATTGTTAGCTTTAGAATCATCAAAAAACACTTTTGAAAGTATCATGAAAGTTTTAGATGATTTATATGATTTTAGAAGTGAATTAAATGGTGATTTTATTAAATCAATTGTATTAAATTTAAAAGAAATAAATTCTGAAATATTATTGTTATTTGATAATAATGAAGAATCAAAAATGAACTTTTTATATCAATCATTGCATAATAATTATAATAAATACAGTAAAATATTACCAAAAATTGATAATATACAAACATCTAATGAAGTAAATGTTAAAAATAAATATGAAGAATATGAAGAAATTATGAGATCATTACAGTTTGCTACAATAGAGATTAATGACAAACATAAATTTTATGGAGAAAAAAAATTAAAATTAGATTCAAAAGCTATTGTAAGAGTAATTTCTGAATTATCAACATTAAAAACAAGTTTACCATTAAATTATGGATCAACTATTTGGATGCGTGTATCAAAAAAAGATATGAACTTGTTTACATTTATGATTTCAGGACCAAAAGATACGCCATATGAAAATGGATTATTTATTTTCCATGCACAATTTCCATCTTCATATCCAAATGTTGAACCAAAAGTTTTAATTGATACAACAGGTATGGGATTAGTAAGATTTAATCCAAATTTATATGCGAATGGTAAAGTATGTTTATCTTTATTAGGTACCTGGTCAGGTGATCAAGGTGAAAAATGGAATAGTAAGACATCTAGCTTTTTACAAGTTCTTGTTTCTATTCAATCATTAATTTTAGTTGATCAACCATATTTTAATGAACCTGGATATGAAAAAGATTTTGGTACAGAACGTGGGAAAAAATTAAGTGATGAATATAATGAACCATTACATTTACATACAATAGAATTAGCTATGATTGATCAACTTGTAAATAGTCCACCTGAATATAAAGATGTTATAAATCATCATTTTAGAATTAAAAAAGATGATATCATTGAAACATGCGAAAAATGGATAGAAAAATCAAATAAATATAAACAAAAAATTACAGATGCATATGTTAAACTAAAGGATTTATTAGATAAAATATAATTTTTTTTAAATCTTAAACTTTCCCTCCTATTTTTCTAAAGTGAATTTATATGTATTATTTGTAATAAAGCGTATTCTAATTCACGTAGCTTATGTAATCACAACAAAAAATTTCATTATAATAATATAAAAAAAAATTTTATAAAAGTTGATAGTATATTAAATAATTTTCAACAAGTTTGGATTAAAAATAATTAATTATATGATTAAGCTTACTAATTTTAGCTGCGGCTGTATAAGCTCAATCCTCGATGTGCACTTAACGGTGTATAATTTTATATATAATTTTAAATTATTTTATATATAAAATTATTATGTATAAAAATAAATACTTAAAATACAAAAATAAATATCTAAAATTAAAAGGAGGAACGCTTGCTTATTTATAACCAAGACCGCTTGGTCATGCATACTCAAATAATTTTAAAAATTTATTCGAGCTAATGTCAAGTTATAATAAAAGTGGTCATTCAGAACCAAGACCACTTTTAGTTTATTCATACTCAAATAATTTTGCAGATAATCAATTAATTGATTCAAAAAATTTATTCGAGCTAATGTCAAGTTATAATAAATCATATGAAATGCGTAGAACAAATGAATTAGAAAAATCTGGTATGTATTATGCACAAGATTATATTTACAAATATTTTCCAGGTAAATCAACATTAAATATAACTGCTGTTGCTAATAACAAATATTGGGATATAGGTGTTAATAGAATTATTAATCAAACACTACTATCATATTTTCAGTCATACGATTATGTTAAACCATCTGATGCATTAAAATCATTTATTAAAGGTCCAACTATAACAGAATGTGCAAATACAATTCAAATTAGTGTGTATCATTTAATTTATAATTTAATTGGTGAAGAGACATTTAATCAAGTTTTTGGTAATTTATTAACACCATTTGTTGTAACACCTGCATTATTTGTTCCATTAACAAAAGGTGAAAGAATAGTATACAAAGGTACTGAGTATGAACCTGTATTAGGGAATCCTTTAGAAGTATTATTTGATATTATAGAAAGACCAACACTTGAAGATTTACAAGACCAAGATATTTTATATATAAAAGGAGTTAATGAATATGATTTGAAACATATATCTGGAGCATCAATTGGATGGAATTTGATATGTGGTAAGTCAGGATCTGAAGAGCCAAAATTCATTGGATTTGGTCCAAAAGAATTTTCAGAACCATTAACATATCAAGGTATAAAAAGATTATTAATTGATGGTTATAATAAGGAACAAAATTTTGATACTAAAAATTATATCGAAAAAAATCCAGCCGATCCAAAAAGTACAATAGCAAAATCACTAGAAAATGATATAAAATCCTATGATGAACCTATTGAAGGTGTACAATATATTATTAGATTTAATCATGCAAAATTACGTAGTTTTATAACTAAACCAAGACAGGAATGGTTTAACGAATCTATTGAAAATTTGGAAAGACAATTACCACCAGAAAAGAAAAAACAAATAAACCTATTAACAGATTCATTTAGTGCTGAAACATCTAATGCTTCTTTTGATAACTATGAAAGATTGTCTGAACAACAAATTTTAATGTACGATAAAATGAAAAAATTTGCATTAAAAACAGTGACTAAAAGGCCTGAATATGGTCCTATTGGTCTAATACTTGGTGGAACTCCTGGTATTGGTAAAACACATTTAAGTGTAGCAGTTGCAAATTTTGTTTCAAAATATAATTTAAAAGTAACATTTACAGATAATGATTGGGTAGATACTTTTAGTTCTCGAGTAAAAAGAGTAGGATCTTCTATTGATTTTTTACCTAATATTCAAGATTCTGATTTAATTATATTAGATGATATAAATAGTGAAAATGGTTTTGGTAGTCAATTTTTATATACTGCATTTAAATATGTTATATTAAACAATAAGTCATTATTATTTACAAGCAATGTAATAATTAAATCATTACAAAAATATTTACCCTATATTTATGGTTATGATGATGTACGTGTTAAAAATTTTTTATCGTTAAATAATCTTAATGCAAAATCTTATAGAAATTATTGGTTTGTATCTTTAGGTATTAAAGATATAAATATATTAACGAATGATGAAAAGATGTTAATACTTGATAGTTATATTGGAGAAAAAAGTGCAGGTATAGTTTTATTTGAATTACCAGCAAGTATTAATGAATTAACTTATATTGTTAAATATTTACGGCTAACTGGGAAAATAGACAAAATTTTAATTGTTCGAGAATGGGCTCAAGAACAATATAAAAAAAAAAATGGTAAATATCCCGTTGGAAACTTTGATCAAAAAATGCCTGAATATTCTGGAATCCCTTCAGAATTAGAAGTATCAAGACCTACTATTAAAATTATAATTATGCATTTGTTTGATATTTCATCATTTAGACAATTTTTAAGTATAGTTCCTATATTACATGATAACAAAATAAAAATAATTATATTATCACCATTAAGTATAGAACAATTTAAACAAAAGTTAAAAGAACTATTTAAAACAACTGGTTCAATTTTTCCAGGAAGTGAAATAAGATTAATAAGTCGTGTTTCATCAATGTTAGGTTTAACATTTGAGTAAAAGTGAAATTTGATTTTATTTGTGCTATAAAATATGGAAAAATTATAGGATATGAAAAATATAAAGGTGGTATAGATAAAATTAAATTTACACAATTTTATAATGATTTCATAAAAAATAAATATGAAGATAATTTAATAATTTTAGATAATGCAAGATTTCATAAATCAAAAAATGTAGTAGATAATATAAACAAATCTAAAAATAAAATAATATATAGTTTACCTTATAATCCTCAATGTAATCCAATAGAAAATCTATTTTGTCAATTAAAAAGTCATGTAAAAAATTTAGTTTTGTCCTGATAATTTTTAAGAATTAAAATCAACAATAGATAATATAATAAAGTATAAAATAAAGAAAGAACATTTGAAGAATTATTTTAATTATTTATAAAATTAAGTGTACTGTTTTTTAGTGAAAAAGATGTAACTACAAGTGATTATAATAATTTTTGATATGATTTATGTTAAAATAAAATATTCATCCGGTTTTGGAAAACCATTAAATTCTGTTCCACTTGCAATTGAGTATGCACCAATATTTTTAATTATAATTGATTCACCAATAGCTAATGAAGGTAATTGACATTCTTTTGAAACAATATCAAGTGAATCACATGTTGGACCAAATACAATGCTTGTATATCTTTTTTCATTTCTTTCATTAAATGGTAATAATTCTAGTTTTGCGTAATCAAACATGATACCAGAAAATGTTCCATATAAACCATCTGAAATATAATAAATATATTTTTGTTCACCATTTTCAATATATTCTTTTTTATTTATAATTGAACAAACTAATGTATATGAAGATGTTACAAAGTATCTACCTGGTTCTGCAATAAATTTAATATTATCTAAATTTTCTTTAAATAATTCTTCAATAGAATTATTTAATATAGAAGCAATATTTTCAAAACTTATATTACTGTCATTAACACCTGGAAATCCACCACCAATATCGATTATATCCATATTAATATTTAAATCATTACCAATTTCAAAAACTTTTTTGGTATCAATAAGTGCACTATTATAAACATTTGCATCTTGACAACCACTACCAACATGAAATGATACACCAACAATATTTAATCCTAAGATTTTAGATAATTCAAGTAATGGTTTAACTTGGTCTAAATCTAAACCAAATTTTACATTAAACTTACATTTTGATTTAGAATCATCTGTTTTTATTCTTATTAAAATTTTTGATTCTGGATGATAAAGTTTAATTTTATGTAATTCATATTCACTATCAACAACTAATAAATCAATATCATTTGATCTAGAAAATTTAATAAAATCAACTGGTTTACATGGATTTGCAAATATTATTTTTTTAGGGTCAACACCTAAATTAATAACTTTTAATATTTCATTTCTACTTGCTGTATCAAAATTACACCCTAATTTATTTAATAATTGTATTATAATTGGTGATGGATTACATTTAATAGCATAATATGGTTTTATTCTAGGTAAATTTTCTTCCCATCTATTATATTGTCTTATAATATCACCTAAATCAATAATAACAAAAGATTCATCACCTTTATTTTTTTCTAAATATTGATTAACAATATCGTAAATATTTAATGTTTCATTATAAACTTTAACATTATTATCTCTCATAAAGTTATAAATATTAGTTAATGATTCAGCAGGTAAATTATTCATAGATTATATATTACTGTATTTTATTTTTAAATATCAATAAGTTATAATGATAATTAAAAAAAATGATTTAGAAATATTTGATGAACATAATAAAAAAACATATAAAATATATGTAGCTAAAGACAATAAAAAAATTAATGAAATGGTAAAATATTTTAATTATTTTATAGAATTAAAAAATAAAAAATATATTGGTATAGACTTGGAATTTAACAAAGTATCTAGAAATGATAGAGATGTTGCATTGATTCAACTTAATTTAGAATTAGAAGATAATAATAATGGTATAATATTTGTTTTAGATCCAAAAATATTAAATGAAGATCAAATACAAATCTTAATAAACTTATTAACAACAAAAGATATTATAAAAATTATTCATGGTGGGGAATCATTAGACATACCATATTTATTTAATCAATTATTTGATAGTAGAATTGAATCAATTAATAATTTTTCAAAAAAATTATATGATACAAAATATTTATGTGAGTATAACCATATAATTAGTAATAAAAAAGGAAAATGTTCAATATATGATTTATATAAAGAATATAAAGTAATTAATAATAATAAATATGATTATTTATCAAATATTGAAAATATTACAGGACCTATATATTTAGTTCATATTGAAATAAAAAATATGTCAGATAAAGTTTTAGAATATGCAGTTTATGATGTATTGTATTTAGTTAGTTTATATAATAAAATTCCAAAAAATGAATTAATATCAGAAATTTCACGAAATATTTTTTATTATAAAAGAATAGATGATAAATATTTTGACAAAATAAATGAAATTGTAAAAAAATATAATAATTTTTTTGTTATAGTTAATGGTGAAAATATTAAATTAATTGATTTTTATTATTTTATTATATATACATTAAATGATAATTTAATTTTAAAATTATTAGAAATAACTTATTTTAAATCTTTTTTAGAAACATTATATAGATATATAATTTATGATTTGATATCAACAAAATATATAATATACGAAAACATAAATACAAAAATAAAATTTAAAAATAATATTGATAAAAAAATATTATTTGGTAGTGAATTAATTAATTTTTTAAAAAAAATAAAAAACAAAATAAATTATATTCTTTAAGTATAAGATATAATAATCAAAAATACTTAAAAATTTATTAATATATATTGTTAAGATGGCAGAAAATAATAATACTAATAATCTAAAAAAAACAATAAGAAAAGCAGGAAGAACTATTGTCCTAAGAACTACTGAAAATTTATCCACTGAAGGATTAACTGGACTTTTACAACATAATGATTTACAAAACGGAAAACACTTTCTTATTTTTGATACAATTGATAATTCTAAAAGCGCATTTAAAAAATTGAAAAGCAATGCCAAACTTAGTGTAAGATTTGCATATTATAGAGTTTTCTTTACAATGAATGGAATTGATGAAAATGCAGATTATACACAACTTAAAAAAACACATATGGATTGGTTAACTCAAAATAGTGGTGCACAAGTTTTATACTACAAACAATATATGAAAGATAATAAATTTCTTGGTTGTGGTGATTTTACTGTTGATACTAAAGATAGTATGGATAAACTTTTAGAAAAAGAAGGTCTTAAAAACTACTCTTTTGATTCATATACAGGAACTTATTACAGATATAATAAAAAAACTGATAAACAAGAAGAAACTAACCAAACAAATGCTTAAACAAATTATTTTTTAAAAGTTTATATTACTTTTAAAATATATTTTTATTTTCAATATTTTTTTTATTATACTCGTAAATATAATTAATTATTTTATATAAATAATCAAAAACATGTTCATTACAAAAATTCCAACCAATTGTTAAAGTTAAATCAGGTTTAGAAATATGATTATTATCAATTATTCTATTTTCTGTTTTTGATATTAGCATTGACCAATTCAAGTCAGATATATAAGGATTAAATATATTACAATTACCATGTAATTCAATGTTTGATATACTATTTTCAGTAAATAATTTATTTCTATGAAACCATATATTAATTTTATAGGAATATTTAACAATATCTGGTAAAATATATAATACTTTGGAATACATAGTAATTAATGAATCAATAATAATAATTTTACCTTCTTTTAAGCCAAATAAACATTTATAAATTAGGTCTTCATAAGTTTCTTTTACTATATTTTCATCTATTGAAATATGCAAAATTTTTTCTGAACCTAATTTTTTTTTAAGTTTATGTACAAATGATGTTTTACCACTATATGATGTACCTAGTAATTGAATAACAATTCCTTTATTTTTATTTGTTATATTTAAATATTCATCAATATTTGGTTCACATAAATAATTTTCAATAAATTCATTTTCTTTAATATCTAATTCTTCTTTTGTTGTAGCAAATTTAGTACCCCGCTTATGTGGAACAAGAGCTAATTGATCACCATATCTTAAAGTAATTAACATTTTTTTTACACTTTTTGGTAATATTTGAAAATTAAACATATGATCAATAGATTTTTGATCACGAAAATAACCACACATATGAACACAAGTACATGTACAAATATCACCCCAATCTTCTTTGTTAATTCCAAAACATATTTGAATATTTTCTGACCAAAAATTATCTAACATCGCACTACCAACAATCCCATGACCTTTGAATGATACATTTTTAGATTTAATAAGTGATGTTCCTGGCTTACCAATATCATGTAATATTCCAGTTAACCAACCTTTTACACATTCTTTTTCATTATAACCAAGCTCAACAGCTTTTTCATATGATAATCTTCCAGCATTAATCAAATGATCATACAATGTTTCACTATGAGGAGATAAATTATGCCAATTTTTTGATTTTATATAATCAAATATATCTTGAAATTTTAAATTATCAATATATTTTTGTTCATTACAATCAATAACAAATTGTGATGGTAGTTTAATATTTAAAAGTTTATTAAATAATTCATCTAAATTCATAATAAATATTATTATAAATTTTTTATTTTTCCACAAGTTTTTTTAGAGCTAAATATTTATTTTTGTATTTCATATATTTTTTAAACGACTTTGCTTCATTTATTAATTCATTAAAACTATCATCATCTTTATATCTTAAATAAGTTTGAACTTGATTAAGATTATTAATTTCTCTCTTTTCAGCTTTTATATGGGCAGCTTTTATATGGTCATCTTTTATATGGGCATCATCTTTTATATGGGCATCATCATGAGTTAAGTTTTGTTTAATTTTTAATTGATCAAATAAATCATTTTCTTGGTTTCTAAGCCTAATCATTGTTTCAATTTGTTCAATTAATTCTTCATTAAAAATATTATCTATTTGATACATTTGTAACATTTTACGCATTCCATACATTTCATACATATTATACATTTCATCCATCGCATGCTCATAAAGTATTTCACCCATCATATAATCATAAATTTTTTTTCTCCAGGAACTACCTGATCTACTACGTAATGCATCTTTTTGAGCTTGTTCTGTTGGAACAAAGTTAATATATCCTTTTTTATTTTTTTTAGTTTCAATTGTTTTTAAAATACTTGTAAATTGTTCATAAAATTTATGTTCACGAATATTAGCTTTTTTTTTACCATTGTTATCTATTTTAGTATCCAACATTAATGATGCAGGTGTATATATTAGATCTCCATTTTTTTTTTTAATTAGTTTCTTTGAATGATTACCAATTTTATCTTTTAATTCATCAGAAGTTTTAATTATACCATCATTGATAGCATTTCTAATTATTTCAATATTTTTAGGTGTCCAATCACTTTGAGAACTAAAACGTGGTAATTTATTATATTTTCTTATTCTTTCATCTTCATCATTTGTTTGCCATATATTATATTCTCTCAATCCATGATCGGGTAGTAATTCATTATTTACATGTGTCCAATTACTTTGAGAAGGAAAACGTGGGAATTCATCTTGTTGTTTTCTTTCATCTTCATAAGTTTTCCATCTTTGATTGCGTGGTAATTCAACATGTTGTTTTCTTTCATCTTCATAAGTTTTCCATCTTTGATTGCGTGGTAATTCATCTTGTTGTTTTCTTTCATCTTCATAAGTTTTCCATCTTTGATTGCGTGGTAATTCATCTTGTTGTTTTCTTTCATCTTCATAAGTTTTCCATCTTTGATTGCGTGGTAATTTATTTTGATTATACATATATATATATATATATATATATTAATATTTAGAAAACTAAATATTAATATTATTAATGGAAGAAAATAATTATTTAGTATATTTATTAAAAAATACAATAAATAATTGCACTTATGTTGGTATAACTAATAATTTACCTAGAAGAATTAGACAACATAATGGCGAGTTAGTTGGTGGAGCAAAATACACAACAAATAAAAAACAAGAAGGGGAATGGATAGTATATGGAACAATAATGGGTCTTGAAAAAAGACAAGCATTATCAATAGAAAAAAAAATACAAATAAGATCAAGAAAAACAAAAGGAATTAATCCTATAGAAAGACGTTTAAATTGTATTGCAAAATTGTTAGAAGAAGAATATCCACACTTGAGTTTTATTATTAATAGCTAAGAAGTATTAGAAAATAGATAAGAAGTATTAGAAAATAGATAAGAAGTATTAGAAAATAGATAAGAAGTATTAGAAAATAGATAAGAAGTATTAGAAAATAGATAAGAAGTATTAGAAAATAGATAAGAAGTATTAGAAAATTGCTAAGAAGTATTAGAAAATAGCTAAGAAGTATTAGAAAATAGCTAAGAAGTATTATTTTTTTTATATAATGAATAAATATTATCATCATTAACTGTTTCATTATTTTTTGTTATAATATCATTCGCAAATTTAATGTTATTATGTGCAGATATAATTGAAATTTCTTGATCTTTTATCCAACCAACATTATAACAAGCATAAACATTATTTGGAGATGGTCTATATGCTAATAATGGTTTATTTGTTGGTATAAATGTTTGTAATAATAATCTCTTAGAACTATCTCCATTATCTAAATAATTTCTAGCTGGTGTACTAGAATGAATAAATCTACGATTATTAAAAACAGCTAAATCCCCTTTTTTCCATTGAATACTAATACGATGTGGTAAAACTTTATTATTCATAAAATTTTTAATCCATTCTCTAGAATCTTTAATACTCCAACCAACAACATTTTCTAAAAATGTTGGCATAATAAGTATTCTAGGTTTTTCATATATATTATCAATATTATCAGGTGCATATACTAAAGGTAAACATGTATTTCCATCATATCTCTCTTCAAAATCTTCTAATCTATTAACTCCAGCATAATCAATTTGTAAACTATTTGTAATAAATTTTCTTCTATTTATTTTAATCAAAATATTTTGACATGCATTTTGTTCTTCAACATTTAATTTTTCATAAATAGTTTCTCCAGAAATAAAATCAGTATCACCGCCAATTAAAGGTTGATCAATTATATAAAATCCAGTAACAACATTTGGAAGTTTATACTCATGACCTAAAATATCAGTATGCCATAAATAATTATTTATAAATGGATCATATGGTTTTATTTTTATATTTTTAATATGATGAAAATTTGATAATTCAATATTACCTCTTGGCGCTACATGTTTACAATCTGGAAATTGATCAAATAGTTGTAACATTTGATGTTGATATAATTCAGGATTTGTTAATGCTTCAGTATCATGATTTCTATCAAAATTTTTAACAAAATCAATAAAATTAGTTGGTGATATATTATTATCTAATCCTTTAAAAATTAATAGTGGGTAATATTGAAATAATTCTTCTAAATCATTTAATGTTCGTGTATCTAAATAATGAATTTTTTTTATTCCAAAAACATATGCTATTCTTTTTTCTAATGGATGAACAGTAAAATAATATGATTTAACTAATAAAAAACTACAAAAAAATAGTACATACATATATTATATTAAATATATTAATCTTTAAATATATTGTTTATTGGATCAAATTTATTATATCATTATAATCTGCTCTATTTAGAAATAAGTCTTTTAAATTTTTGGTATTAATTAATACTGGATAATTACTAGCATATTCATGTTTAGTTGCTTCTTCAAGAAGACTGTTATGAGATATTTATTTAAAATTTGTGTATTATTCTGATTAGCTCCAGCAACTAAATCTTGATATTTTTTTTTATATTTTAAATATTTAGAACAATAATTCATATACAATCAATTAGATAAAAGATGTTCAACTTGTAAATAACTAATATTATCAAAATATAATTTTATTTTTTTTATTTCATTATATGATATTGTATTATTTTCAATATTACATAGTTGTTTAATAATTTCAATAATTTCTTTATTTTCTCTAAATCTCTTCCCATTTTTACCATATGTATCATACTTATGATATTTTAATTTATCACTATAAAATTTATTTATAAATGTTGTCAATGATTTATATTCACTAAATCTATAATAATTTTGTGATAAAGAAATAATACATTCTATCCAATTATTATATTTTTTATTTTCTAATATATATTTTAAATAATGTTTTATTATTTCATGATAAAACAAATAATGGTGTGGTACAAATGTTCCTTCAGATGGTTCTTCTGCATCTAAATTTAATAAATAATTTATTGATCTATTATATTCAGATTTATTAAATTCATTTCTTGGTTTATCTTGTAAAATAGCAAATAAAAAATTTTCATTCAGTATCCATTTATCAAAGGGAATTAAATCAGAATCCCAAACTACAAAAGGATTAGAAATATTTTCAATTTGATGAACAGCTCCTAGTTTTATTAATTGTTGATACCACCATCCAAATTCTCGTGATTTTTCATCAATAAATTTATATGATTTTATAATATCATTAATATGCATATTATAATTTTTTATAAAAAAGGTTTCTTCATCAATTAAAATTATATTTGTATAATTTATTAACCAATTATTTATTTTATTTTTAATATTATTTATATATTTTATTGGTAATATAATATAAATATTATTTGGATTATATAATTCAACTATACCTTCAATTGTACTTCTTAATAAAATATTATCATTATGTAACGGTATAACAAAATCCATTATTATATTTAACAATAAATTAATTTTACATAATACGACTTTAATATTTTGCGTGTGTCTAAAAATTATTGGTTATATCATTACAATCAAAAGGTAAAATTTCATTTTTTATTTGATTAGTAAAATCTAATGGTGTATCAATTTCTGGTTTAAGATCAGATGACAATCCAACATTTTTAGGTCTTAATAATTCGCTTTTTTCTATATTACATGTATTATTATTACCACAATTCATACTAAAAATTCTATCAGCAATATATGAATTATTAAAACCAGATTTTTTATTATTAATTGTATGAATAGGTTGAAAACTTATTGGTTGTTCTTGTTTTTTTTTAAAAGCTAAACTAGTATCATATGTTTTTTTATATTCATCATTAGTTAAAACAAAATGTGCTTTCTTTATTAATTTAATCTGTGTTTTATCGTTTTCACTAATAAAAGGTTGAATTTTAAAATTAATCATTAATTTATCATAACTATCAATAATTTCTTGTTTTGATGCGTTATATTCAATATTAAGAATTTTATAATAATCTTCCATTATTAAATGATTATAAAATAATAAATTTTAAACGTAACATTTAATTTTAAATAAATTTTTTATTTTCCAGTAGAACCAAATCCTCCAGTTCCACGTTCAGTAATACCTAAATCTTCAATATTTTCAACAATTATAACATTAATTTTCTTTAATGTGGGTGAACAAATTTGAACTAATCTTGAATATTTTTCAATATTATAATCTGATTTGACATCAAATACTGCCTTGATATTACCTCTATAACCCGAATCAATAATACCAACACTATTTGAAAGTCTAAGAGGAGTTTTGATAATACTTGATCGTGGAAATAAATAGTAACTTAGATATTCATTTTGTTGATTAGTCATTGAACAAACAATCTTTGTATCCAAACAAAATGTACTATTGTTAATAGTTTGTAAATTTTCTGGAGAAAATAGATCAAATCCTGCATTTGGAAATTCTAAATTTTGTGAATTATGTTTTTTTACTGCTTCTTTATAAAACTCTTTAAGTTCTACATCTTCAATCCAAATATATAGTAAATCAGCTAGCATAATTAGCAAACTTAATTTAAAAATGTTATTATTTCAATTTTTTAAATATAGTTTTTTAACTATATTTAAAAAAAATTGTAAAATATATACCTATTTAAGGACGACGTAATATATATGGTAATGTTAACTACAGAACAAATATCTCAAATTGAAAATCTATTCAATAAAGTAAAAGAAAACGATGAATTTGAAGTTATGTTTAATAACTATAAAACTGATAATAAATTATCAATAATTAAATTTATGAACGTACTAAAATATATTAAAATAAAAAGTGAAGAACAAAATTTGTTATTGAATCATGAAGTGATTTTGGATATAATTTATGAATTTGAACCAAATAAAAATTATAGAATTTCTATAAATGGTATTGATACAATAAATACATTTTTAAATTTAGTTCATCAACGATCAAATCATGTAATATTTTCTATTTTATTATCACAAAGTGAATTTACAGAAAATACTAATTATAAATTTATTAAAAAGATAAAAGATCCAAAAATGATATATGATATTAATGCATTTGATATTCGCATTAGAAAATCCACTGAAGAAACATTAACAGAAAACGATATGAGAAATATTTTAAATTCTGGATTAAATAATACTTCAAAAATATGTTTTAGATATAAAAATAGATTAAGTTTATCAATAATTAATAATACAAATGAAAAAATATCTGTTGATTTAACAACAGTACAAACAACATCAAATGTTAATGAAATAAATACTGCACAAAAAAATTATGAATTAGAAATAGAATATTTTATGAAAAAAAATATAAAAGGTAAAAATGATAAAATGTTAAAAATTATTGAAAAAGAAATAAATAATATCAAAAAAGTTTTAGAAGGTACAAACAATATTTTAACCAAAGAAGAACAAAATATTATTCAAGATGCATATAAAAAATTAGTGTATCAAACTGATTCTATGAATGGTTTATATTCTATGCAACCAATATCTGTTGAAGTTCAACATATTGTTGATAAAATACCAAATAAATATAGTGTAACCGATAAGGCAGACGGAGAAAAATATCAGTTATTTATTTTTCAAAAAGAAATATATTTAATATCAAATAATTTTAATGTTATAAAAACTAATTATACTTCAAAAATAAACAATACAATTTTAGAAGGAGAAATGATATTTTTTCACGAATCAAAGAAATATCTTTTTATGGCTTTTGATTGTTTATTTCATAATAATATAGATATGCGTAATGAAGTTATATTAAAAAATAGAATAGATAAAGTAGTTGATGTCTGTAAAAGTTTAAATGAAATATATGAAATAAAATTATATGATAATAACTTTGATTTGAAAAAACAAGAAAAGTTTTATGAAAATCAAATTAATGAATTTTTTATTCAACTTAATAATACAATTAAAAAAGCTAAAGAAAATGAAATAGTATTTTATCCAAAAATATTTTTATGTCCAAATGGTGGAAATAATTCTGAAGTGTTTTCATTTTCAGATTTATTATATAGTTATTGTACTAATTCTAAAAATAATTGTCCGTACAAACTTGATGGAATTATATTTACTGGTTTAGAACAAAAATATACACGTGATAAAAGAGAACAAAAATTACCTATTTACAAATATAAGCCACCTAGTACAAATTCAATTGATGTTTATATTACTTTTCAAAGAAATACTGAAACAGGAGGTTATCTTGAAGTATTTGATAACACAACTAATACAAATCAAACAAAACAGATTTATCGTGTTGTAAATATATTTGTAGGTGATACTATTGGTAATAAAGAAGTACCAGTTCCATTTTTAAAAGAAGAGAATAATCATGAAATATTTTTACCTTTGATTAAAAATGAAGTTAGAGATATTGATGGTAATTATGTTCAAGATAGTACTGTTGTAGAATTAATATATAATAATGATTTAAATATTCCACATCAATATAGATGGATAATTTTAAGAACAAGATGGGATAAAACAGAATTTGTTATGACACAACAAAAAAAATATGGTAATTTTAAAGATATTGCAATTAAAACATGGAAATCAATTAAAGAAGCTATAACAATTGAAGAAATTAAAAAGTTAGCAAATCCTGAAACTTATCCTCAACAACAAAAAATATTAGCATCAAGACTAAATAGTTCAATTATTAGTTCAGAAAGACAACAAGATATTTATTATCAAGTAACAAATAATTTAGCTAAAAAAATGAGAGGATATCATAATTGGATAAAATCAATAATAATTTATACCTATTGTAGTCCATTATTTGAAAATAAAAATTCAGAGAAAAGAAGATCAAGTGTATTAGATTTAGGCTGTGGTAAAGGTGGGGATTTATTAAAATGGTATCATGCACGTGTAGGTGATTATGTTGGAACTGATCCTGATTTTCATGGTATTTATTCTCCAGTTGATAGTGCTTTATCAAGATATAATGAAATGAAAAAGAAATTTCCTGATTTTGGGAAAATCACATGGATACAAGCAGATAGTTCTGTACCTTTAAATGTAAAAGCACAAGAAACAAAAATTCAAAATATGACACAAGAAAATAAAGATCTTATAGAAAAAACATTTAAAAATAAGAAGTTTGATGTTATTAGTTCTCAATTTGCAATTCATTATTTATTTGATAGTAAAGAATCTATTACATCACTTATTGAAAATATTAATAATTATTTAAAAATTGGTGGATATATAATTTTAACATTATTTGATGCAAAACAAATAATTGAAAAACTTGGAAATAAAAATACATTTACAAGTTATTATACAGATGATAATGGTAATAGAAAAAAATTTTTTGAAGTTATTAAAAAATTTGAAGGAGATATTAAAGATGATATTGGGTTAGCAATTGATGTTCATATGGCTTGGATTATGGAAGAAAATAAATATCGTACTGAATATCTTGTAACTGAAAAATTATTAACAAATACAATGAAAAAAGCAGGTTGTAGACTTGTTGAATCTGATTTATTCTCTAATTTATATTATTTAAATCAACAATACTTTACACAAGTTATTGAACATGAAGAAAACAAGAAAAACTATAAATTTTATAAAGACGTTGCACAATATTATGGTGATTTAAAAGGATCTGACAAAGAAAGTAAAAGTTTTACTTTCTTAAATAGATATTACGTTTATCAAAAAAATAAATAAAATAGATTTTATATGTTTATATATTATGAAAAATTACAACCAACGTATTAAAAAAAAGAATAATTCATTAAAAACTAATTTATTAAAAACTGATTTATTAAAAACTGATTTATTAAAAACTGATTTATTAAAAACTGATTTATTAAAAACTGATTCATTAAAAACTGATTCATTAAAAACTGATTTATTAAAAACTGATTTATTAAAAACAACTATTAATAATCAACAAAATAGCGAAGAAGATAATTCTTATTTTATGTTAAAAAATTTTATTTTAGAAGTAAAGAGAGAATTAAGAAATAAAAATATAGTAACAAATGATGAAATTAATAACTTACTTGATGATAAATTTAATATGTTTTTTTTTGATGATATAAATGAAGAAGATAATGAATTAATATATATTTATAAACTTTTAAATGAAATAAAAAATAAAAAAGAAAAATTAGATATTGATCCAAAAGAAGAATTAGATATTGATCCAAAAGAAGAATTAGATATTGATCCAAAAGAAGAATTTAGACAAATATGTGAGAGTTGTATAGATTTTATAAAATATATTGATTTACCAGAAATTAAAAAAGGACAAAAAAATGAAGCAGTATTAATTGAATATAGATGTTTTCCTCATTTAGAATTTTTAATTCGTAATGCAATTTTAAAATTAGGTTCTAAGTGGTCTTTTTCAGTTGTATGTGGAAAACTAAATTATGAATTTATTTCAAATTTATGTCTTAAAATATCTCCAGAAATAAAAATAATAAAAACTGATTATGAAAACTTAAATCAATCAACATATAGTTTATTTTTAGCAAGTGTAGATTTTTGGAATTTATTTAGTGGTGAAAAAATATTAATATATCAAGAAGATTCATGTATATTTAATAGTAATATAAATGATTTTTTAATTTGGGATTATATTGGCGCTCCTTGGGATAAAACACAAAATGATACACCAAATTGTGTAGGTAATGGTGGATTTAGTTTGAGAACAAAAAAATGTATGATAAACGTAATAAATAATAAACACATTAATAAAATTATATTAAATTCAAGTACAATGAATTATATAAATTCAACAGGAATGAAAGTTGCACCAGAAGATGTATATTTTTCAAAAATAATGCAAGAATCAAATATAGGAAAAGTTGCTGATTGGGATATTGCAAGTAATTTTTCAACAGAGAGCATATTCAATATTAATAGTTTCGGAGGACATAATTTTTGGTTAAGTGATAATAATTGGAAAATAAGAATATGTACACAAACATTAAAAACATTTAAACTTTATAATAAATTTATTGAGAGTGAACATCGAGGTGGATGGAATACTATAATTAAATTTTTACATGAAATTAAATTTTTTAATGAATATTCATCAAATATTTTTTTAGATATTATTGAAAGGCATTTTATTTGGGAAAATAGAGGTCCAATTTTTAATCTTTGGTCTGGTTTTATACATTGTACACCATTTACACCACCATATTTAAATAAAATTGATATTTCTTTATTATTTAAGAATCAATCATTTATTATATCACTAGATAATTGTTATTGTTTATTTACTTTATCAACCTACATAACAAATTATTTAAATAATGAAATAAAAAAAATTAATAAAAATGTTAAAATATTTACTTTAAAACATCCAACTGATTTAAATGACATATTATATTTTGATATTGAAAATTACATAAAAAATACAAATAAAAAGTTGATTCAAATAGGTCAACAAATGAGAAAAGTAACTAGTATATATCTATTAAAAGTTGAAAGTCATGAAAAAATATGGTTAACAGGTACCCGTAATATTAAAAGATGTAATTTTTTATTTAATAATGAATGTTCATATTTAAATTTAAATGTAGAAAACAAGAATGTAAGAATGTATTATACAAATACACCACAAGAATATGATGAATTACTATCAAAAAATATAGTGTTTGTTGATTTTTTCGATACAGCAGCAAATAATACTATTATTGAGTGTATTGCAAGAAATACACCAATAATTTGTAAAAAATTAGAAGGTGCTATTGAATATTTAGGACCTAATTATCCATTATATTTTAATAATTTAGATGAAGTCTATGAATTATTAAATATCACAAAAATAAGAGAAGGATTTGAATATCTTAAAAATATGAATAAAAAAGATATAGAAATTGATTACTTTGTTAAAGAATTAATCAATATAACTAATTTAAGGATTTAATACAATACTATATTCAATTAAAGGAGTAACATACGCATAAAATGTAGGAATAAATACTGAATCTAATTTATAAACATAAGGATCATACCACCAATAATATATTGGTTGATTAACTAATGGTGTATATGTACTTATATTTTTAATGTAGTCTTCAGAATCAGAAGAATCTGAATCTGAATCAGAAGAATCATGTTTTTTTGTTTTTTTATGTTTACCACCTTTTTGAATTTTATTTTTAAATTTAGTTAATCTTTCTTTAAATGAACCCATGTTTTCATTTAAAATATTATATGGTTTAATAGTAAAACTAACTTCATCATTATTTCTTTTTTCTTTGCTTTGAAAATGATAAAATTTACCTTTTCCAGATGTTCCTTTTTGAATAGTAAAATAAAATTTTGGTACTGCGTTGTTAAAGTGCTCTGACAAATTTTTGTAAAATATTTTTGCAGCAATTGTAGAATTTTCTGCTTTTATTGTATTTTTAAATTCGCCTTTAATGTAAGGATTTACTAAGACATAAGAATTGGTCATTATATAATTAATCTAGATTTTTTTTATTAAAAATTTAAATTAAAATCAATTTAAAGATATTAAATTAATTATTATTATAATAATGGTACTAATTTTAGAGTTAAAAACTACCCAAACTGCTGCAATCAAAGTTTTAACAGATACATTAAATTCTTTATTGACTGATGTTAATTTTGTTTTTTATCCAAATATTATAGAATCTGATAATGATAATAGTCCAAAACAAACAGGTGGATTGATTATAAAAGAAATAAATAAAACAGGGACTATTTTAGTTTATGTTAGACTTGATGCTGATAAATTTGACATTTATAATTTTAATTATCATAAAAATAAAATTGCAGTTGGTATTAATTTAAGCAATTTATTAAAATGTTTAAAATGTATGTCAAATTATGATACAATGACATGGGCTATTGATAGTGATGATATTAATAAAATGATCATAATACTAGAAAGTAGTGAAAGAAAAGAAAAGAAAACCTTTAAATTAAATTTGATGGATTTAGAAGAAGAAAAATATGAAGTTGAACCAATTGATTTTCCTTATAGTATTACTTTACCATCTCAAGATTTTCATAAATACTGTAAAGATATGTTTTCTGCTACTGAAAAAATGGAAATTATTTGTACCAGTAATAAAGTTATGTTTTCTGGTAATGGTGAATTAGGTCAAATTGATTTTGAAGTTTCTGAAACAAATGGCGGATTAACAATTGAAACTAACCACACCTGTTATGATGAAATTGTTCAAGGATTATTTGAACTTAGATTTTTAATAATTTTCACTAAATGTACAAACTTAGGAAATACTGTTACATTATATCTTAAAAATGATTATCCATTAATTGTTAAATATGCTATAGCCGCTTTGGGAGAAATAAAACTAGTATTATCACCTTCTAAGAATGATGATAAATATTAAAAAAGCTAAGTTTGGTTATTTTTAAAAATAATTTTATTTATTATAATATTATAATGAATAAAGTAATTGTAACAATAATTTTAATGATTTTTATTTTAATATATTATGTAACTAATATTGATGGTTATGATTTATTAGATTATATTAATTATGTAAATAATCAATATTGTGAAAATAAAGCATATCATGATACTAAAAATATAGATTGGTGTATTAACTTGAGAAATAATTGGAAAATAATAAGAGATGAATATATAGATTACTGTAAAAAATATGAATTAAAAAGATTTAAAGATATTGATGATAATCAAAAGAACTTTGATACAGGAGAAAAAGGATGGTATGTTGCATTTTTAAAAGTATATGGTTCATATACAAAATTAATAAAAGTATTTCCAAATACATATAATTTAATTAAAAATATTCCTGGTTGTACATTAGCAATGTTTAGTACAATTGATGCAGGAAAATTAATATCAGATCATTATGGACCCTATAATGGTGTATTAAGATATCATTTGTGTTTAATTACAGATAAAGAAAATCCTGAAAAATGTTATATTGTAGTTAATTATATAAAATATTATTGGAAAGAAGGTAAAGATGTATTATTTGATGATTTTATGGCACACTGTGTAAATAATGATACAAAAAGCACACGTGTTGTTTTATTTTTAGATATAAAAAAAGAGTTTAATAATCTATTTATAAATTATTTAAATAGTTTATTTTTATTAGTTGGCAGTAAAAATATAACAAAAGAAGCGATTCTTAATAAAACAAATTCTATAATTTAATAATAAGACTTTTAATGGGTTCAATGTGTTCAACAGAAAAAGAAATCCCATGTATATTTAATGGTGATATAATAACATGCCAGGATATAATTAGTAAAAAAATCAAAATATATCAATTAGATGATCAAAATGAAATACCATATATAGATAAGACATATAAAAAAGATAAGAAATGGATAGTCGAAATAATTAATTTAATTCAAATCTTTTTATTTTGTTTAATAGCTTATTTATTTTTTTTTAGTTTTCAGGCATATGTGCAATATATATAATATCAGTACCCCATTTTTTTATAATATCTTTATTAATATTATTTAAACTACTATTTTTGCTATTTTTATTCCATATTTTAATAACTGAATTATTATTTTTTTTTAAACAAGAAGAAATACCAACAATATCATTTTTATCATTTAATAATTGATTACATACAAGATGTACAGCAAGATCAGTCCATAAATTTTGTGTTGTATCTTCATTAATTTTAAATGACCAACACCCACCATTTATATTTTGTTCATCTTCCCAAATTGGAACAATACCATCTTTCATTAAAAAATAATGTTTATAATTAATTCCTTTAATTTTATCAAAATTATTGTGTAGTTTCCAAAAATCAGTTGAATCACAAATATCATATATTTTTTTATAACCTGAAATTTTCCAGTTGTCTTTTTCATGATGATACCATAAAGACCATTTATCTAATTGAATTGTTTCATCCATATTATTAATATCATAAATTATCTTTAAATAATATACTTTTTAAAGATAAATAAATATTAGTTTTCATTAAAATTAATGTTAACTTATTTTTATAAAATATTTATTAAAGTTAGAGATATTTACAAATATCAATCAAAACAAATTATACTAGTTGAAAAAGATGATAAAATTATAAGAAATACTTTATTAATATGGAGTATTCAGTTACTCTCTATTTTTGGTTTAAGTTTTATAATAAATAAATTTGGATTAAATTATTTATATTTGATGGATGATATCTATTTTTATGATACACAAAAAGAAACTAAACCAAAAATTATTTTTAGTGTTATAAATAATTGTTTGATAAAAAATTCATGGAATAATGAAAATATAACTGAAAAAATTTTAAAATATAATATAGATGTTCCCCTAAGAATTATTATTGAAAATGAAAATATAGATGAAAATGATAATATTGAATTTGAAGTTTTACATCTTGGACAAAAAAAAATAAAAGTATATGCAATAGAGGAAATTAAAAATAAAAAATTATCTGAAGTTATATAAAAAAAAAATAATAAAAATATTAATGATATTAAATTATTTAACTTTATTATTTTTATGGGAAAATGTATTAAATAGATTTGAAATAAGTACATTTTTTAATTCAATCTTAGTGTCAACAATAATACTAAATAAAAATAAAAATTTGATTTTAATGATTGATCCTAAAATAGATAATTATATTAATAATTATAATGATGCAATCATTACACAATTAAAAAAAACATTTATAAATTATATGATTAAAGAACATGTACAAATAATACTTAACTCATAAAAATTAAAAAAAATATAAAACTTATTAAATTATATAAAAAATTGATTTAATAAATTTTAATACATATATCTTTATAATATGACAGACAATAGTAGTGATATTCAAAATGATATTAATAAATTAATACAACTTTACTTCAAACAACCATCTATATTATATGAACATTTGTTTTCATCGTATCAACAGTTTGTTGAAGAAATTGTTCCGTATTGTTTAAAAGGTGAAGTTAATAATTTTCATGAAAATATAAATGAAAATATTGTTTATAATCATGGATTTAAATGTGAAAATATTAGAATTAAACCTGCAACATTTGAAAATGATAATGAAATAAAATATCCATGGAATGCAAGAAAAAATCATTTAAATTATTTTGCAACTGTTATAATTGATGTTAAACAAGTTGTTGAAATATTTAATATTTTGACAGGTGAGAAAAAAATAATAGAAGCATATACAGAAAATGATATTGCGGTAGCAAATATTCCAATTATGGTAAAATCAAAATATTGTAATACAACAATAAAAAAAAATTTAAAAAGTGAATGTAAATATGATCCTGGAGGATATTTTATTGTTAATGGTGCTGAAAAAGTTATAATGTCTATTGAAAAAATGGTTGATAATAAAATTTTAGTTTTTACTAAAAAAGATACATCTTATGAAAATGGTTTAATATATACAGCACAAATAAATTCAAGAAAAAATGATTGGTCTGATAATTTACAAATTGTTACAATGAAAAATAAAAAAGATGGTGTAATTATTGTTTCAACTTCTCAATTACTAGATATACCTTTATTTGTATTATTAAGAGCATTAGGTGTAGAAACTGATCAAGATATTATTTCAAGAATAACATACAATTTAGAGGATGTTAAAATGATAAATTTATTACGAGCATCAATAGCATATTGTACTGATGAAAATGGAATACCAATTAAAACAAAAGAAGAAGCAATTAATTATTTGATAACTAAAATTAATAAATCTAGAAGATTTAGTCAAACAAATGAAGAATTAGCAAATATTCAAAAAACAATGTTTGTTGAAAAAATTATTAGACAAGATTTGTTACATCATCTAGGTGAAGATATTCCTAAGAAAATATCAGTATTAGGTTTAATGGCAAATAAATTATTAAATGTTATGCTAAATAGAAATGATCCAGATGATAGAGATGCCCTAAATAATAAACGTGTTGAAACACCTGGTGTTTTACTTGGACAATTATTTAGACAAAATTGGAAAAAGATGTTGAGTGAAATTGGTAAAATTTTTAGAAAGAAAAATACAAGTGATGTTGATCCTATGAATGTTATAGTTCAATTAAAACCAACAACTATAGAACAAGGTATTAAGACTGCTTTAGCAACTGGTGTATGGGGTATGAATAGATCTAAAAATGGTGTTGCACAATCATTACAACGTTTATCAATGATTCAATCATTTTCTTATCTTAGAAGAATTTTATCACCATCACTTAATGATTCAACAGCAGGTGTTACATCTATTCGTCATATTAATAATAATCAATACAAATTTTTATGCTG